TTTACTTGCTTCTGCTTCATCAAGAAGGCTTGATCTTGAAGATTTGGAAGACTGGTAAAATCGTTAGGGAAAAATGAGTATGACATAAAATTATTTATAAATTTTGAAGGATTATGCTAAGTCATCCATTGGAACACCTGTTGTTCGTGGAATATCTCTTGCTCGTATTGGTTCTTCTTTAAATTTTATACGAAGAAATTCATTATTTCTGTCATCTTCAGTTTTAAACTTAGGTTTTCTTTGATTATCTAAGATTCTTGTATTTACATCACCTTCCCATTTTTGTTTTAAATAAGCACTTTCCATTTCTTCTTCTCTAGCTTTATTTTCAGGAGACATTACGGTTGAAGACATTGTACGTCCTGTTGGTCTTCCTTCTAAATCAACCTCTGATTGATATACTTGTGTATCACCAGAGCGGGTTCTTGATGGTTCGCCATCACCTGCTACATTTGTGTACCATTCTTTGGTCTTTTCTGCGTCTTCATCTGATCGAAGTTCTGGTTCCTGCTCATCATAGGAATATCCTGGCATGGGTTTGTTATTTGTGTCATACTCAAGCAGATATTGTTTGAAGGATTTCATGAAAATATTTATAAAACCGAAAAAAGGGGGTGGGTGCTGAGAGACCTAAATAGTCTTTTAAAGGAGATACTATGATTGATAAGATTAAGAACTTTGTGAAGAACGTTTCGTCCACTACCTGGATTCTTGTTGCAGTCGGTGTTCTTGCTGTAATTGTGTTTACCTGGGCTAATAGCCACGCTACGGAACCCGTTGTGGTTAAACCGGCTGTACAGGCTCCTGCAGCCAAGTAAGCTCACAAGCCATTCTAGGAATGAAAAAGGGATCCAAAATTTGGATCCCTTTCTTTTTGTATTTTTAAATTTTTAAAACTTAACGAGGATGTTTTCTATCATACTCGGCTGAACGAATTGCTTGTGCCTTTTTCTTTGCTTTTTGTCCAGTTCCTGGTCTATTATGACCTCTATCGGGACCAAATCGGTTAGGATTAAAAAGTTCTGCTCGTCTTACATCTTGGGCTGGTCCTCTACCCATCATATTTGCCCAGATTGGATTATTGTCTACGGTTGGACGACCCCAGTCAGCAATTGCTTCCTCTGCATCGGCTTCATCATTTCCACGATAGTTTGGCATTGAGCCCATACCGGGATAGAAGGCTACATCTCTCTCCTTGGCTGCACCTTTACCTGCAGGCTTGCCTTTCTTGGTGACAACTCTGCCGTGAATTAGCGGAACTTCTTCTCCATCATTTTCGATGTCAGTAATATCAACACGTTGTGTTTTGGTTTTTCGATATTCCAAAATTACGTTCTCAAGGTTGTTGAGTTCTTCTTGGAGTTGTTCGGACAAGTTTTTGTAATAGTTTGTTAGGTAATTCATAATATTATTTAGTTTCTTTCTTTCTTGAGTAAATTATTTAATACTTCCGAGATTTTTCTGGTGGAAGTTCATCGATTCTGATACCGGTACGAACACCCATAGAGTCTAGTGGCATAGCAAGATCTTCAATTCCTTGCTTTAAGGCTTGTCCTTGCATAAATTTTCCATGAGCAGCACCTGCACCTCTAAAATTAGGAAGTCTATTAAGTTTTGCTTCTTCGTCTTGAAGTCTATCTTTTTTTGCTCTTCTTTTTGCAAGTTCTTTTTTCATTAGTTCAGGATTGCCAGAACTGAGTGCTCTTTTTAATCCTGCTTCTATTAAATTAATTTGTTCTTGAAGTTGTTCAGATAAATTTTTATAATAGTTTGTCATGTAATCCATGAGAATCCTTTTGATGTAATAAAAATATTTATGAAACATATGTGTTTGAATACAATATAAATAAATTTATGAGATCTAGACCGAAAAATTCCTTAGAAGATGCCATCAGAAATGTTCAAGCACAATATAAGAACAGACCAAGCCCTCTTCAATTAATGAATGAGAATATTGGCTTTGCTCCTTCTCAAATTTCACAAGAACTTAAAGTACCTAAAGATATTAGAAGTAACTTATTAGGTAACTTTATACCATCTAAAGATACCTTTAGATAATACTTTATATATTACTTTATATGTTTATCTATAGTATCTCTAGAGGTACTTGTACCCTTTAAGGTCTTAAAAGACTGTAAGGTACCACAGATCTTTTGATTTGCAAATAAATAATTTTATGATTATCGAAACCGAAAAACTTGACTACAAATCTTTGGTGTTGCCAGAGACATTAAAATTTGATAAAAAAATCTTTAATAAAATTTTAGATAGCATTCAACAAAATAAAAAACAACCTTATGGAAAATTGTATATCTTTATACATCTCATACTTTTTCCTGATATGATAAATTTTTTAAAAAAACATGAGATTGATATAAAAAGTATCATAACAGATAAAAACATGTTAAGATTGGAATTCTAATGGCAGAAAATCCAACTTCAAATCCTAATGAAAGTTTTTCAAAAGAATTTAATGATAGAATTACCAAGCAAATTCTGGATCCTTTTAACTTTGTAACATCTAAAACTGTTTTAGATTATCGTTCTGATGGTGTTCGTAATGACCGTTATAAAGCAGTTGAAGGTCAAGATGATGAATTCATGACATATATTAAAAAAATATATGGAGATTATGAAACATATTTGAGAAAAAGTAAAATTAAAAGAGACGTAAACGTATTTGATCCATCAGTCGATTTTATTATTGATGTATCTGTAGTTAAAAAAGATAACGTATTTAAAACAGATCATATTTCTGCAGCAGAAGTTATAATGGAAAATTTGAGCGGAGTATGTTCAATATGGTTTTTGAAAAAAAATGGAAATACCCGAAGATTAAATTGCACTTTATCTTCGTTAAGTATTCCATCCGGAGAATTTGATACTCGTAATAAATTTTTTAGTCCTATGCCTAATGCTAGAGTAGGTGTATGGGATCTAAACGAACAAAAATGGAAATCGTTTTATATGGGAAACGTATTCAGATTTGTAAGAGACGATAGCGAATCTTTAGAATAAATAAATAATATTGATGTCAAATGATTCCAAAAGCTCTGATCATATACATGCAATACTTTTCAGAGAAGCGAAGATCATTCTTTCAAAATATGAAGACTATCTTCGGGATAAAATTACATCTAAAGAATTAGCAAGACTAATGTTAAATCTTCGTGATGCAATTAAAAGAATAGAAGACTCAAAATAAATAATTGACATATACTATGTTGGTGCTATACTAGCGTCGATGACTATTAATTACGAACCAAAACTTGATTACTCTGATGTTCTGATTGTTCCAAGACTTTCTGATGTAAAGTCTAGAAACGATGTAAGTTTAGAAGTTTCAACAACTTTTAAATGTGGTAGAGTTTGGAAAGGTATGCCCGTCATGGCTACGAATATGTCTACCATTGGTACACATGATATGGCACTTGCTCTTTCCAAACATAATATGGTAACTTGTCTCAAAAAAGGTTTTGATTATTATGATTCTTTTATTACACAATATCCCGATAAAGAACATAATGTTGCACTTAGTCTAGGTTTAGATGCACAAAGTAAATTATGGGTTGATACCCCATCTATAAAAGATCCAACGTTTATTTGCTTAGATGTAGCAAATGGTTATATGAAAGAGTTTCATTCTTTTGTTAGAAAGGTAAGAGAGAAATGTCCAACGTCGATAATTGTAGCAGGGAATGTAGTGACACCAGAAGGAGTGGAAGCCTTGTCGCTTGCTGGTGCAGACTTAGTGAAAATAGGAATCGGAGCCGGGTCAATGTGCCTGACACGGAGAATAGCGGGAGTGGGATACCCCCAGTTATCCGCAGTAGTAGAGTGTGCAGAAACCGCAGCAGCATTAGATATTGGGATCGTTGCTGATGGTGGAGTAGTGCACTCTGGGGATATTGCAAAAGCATTCGTTGCCGGTGCAGCATTTGTTATGGTTGGTGGAATGTTTGCAGGGCACGATGAGTGTGGTGGTGAAATTCGTCATAAAGAGCATGGACAGCTCACAATGTTGCATTATGGAATGAGCAGCAAAACTGCAAATGACAAATACAATGGTGGTCTATCCACATATCGTGCGTCAGAGGGACGCACAGTGGAGGTTCCTTACCGTGGACCTGTATACAATACGATACAAGAAATTCTTGGTGGTTTGCGCTCGGCTTGTTCTTATGTTGGTGCTTTTGATTTGCCTTCTCTATACTCCAATGGTACCTTGGTAAAGGTTAATCGTACAATCAATAACATTTTTGAGGAACATGAAATATGAACATTTTTGTTTTAGATAAAGATCCGTATGTTGCTGCACAGATGATGTGTGATAAGCATGTTGTCAAAATGATTCTTGAAGGATGTCAGATGCTTTCAACAGTTCATTCTTTAGATATAGTGCAAGGCAACAAACCAGAATTATATAAACCATGCTTTCACAATCATCCATGTACTATTTGGGCAAGAGCATCTAAGTCCAATTATTATTGGTTAGCCAATCATACATATGAATTGACTAATGAATATACTAGCCGTTATGGTAAAATCCATAAGTCTACTAGTATGTCACAATGGTTTACTAAAAATGCACCAAGCAATCTTCCTAATACTATTTGTACTGACTTTGCACAGGCAATGCCAGAACAATATAAGAACGCAGATGCAGTAACTGCATACCGTGCATATTATCTTGGCGAAAAAACTAAGTTTGCTAAATGGAAATTAGGAAATGTTCCAGAATGGTTTATACTAAAAGATTCTTTTCATAAAGAACTTGTGGCTTTTTAATTAAGCCATCATTTCACCATTATTACGTTTATTTGTTTGTGCAATTTGTCTTAATAATTCTTTTGCTTGTTTTCCTTTTTCAGGATCATCAAATAATTGTAAAAGAATTTTTGATTGTTTATTTTGGTCGGTTTTTAGCCAACCTTTATATTTTTCAAAATGCTCATCTGTAAACTTAGGATCTAATAAAATTCCTGATGCTTCATAAAATCTCATTTTATTTTCACTCATATTTGCTGGTAATTCCATAGGAGATGTTACATACGTAGACATCTGAGGAGTTATTTTAGGATCTTTTGAACTATAATCATAACCTTGAGCTGACATATCAGATGATGGTCTATTATGCTTTTTAAGACCTTTAAATTGTAATACATGTTGTAATTCGTGCCAAAGAGTATCTGATAAAGCACCAGTATCTTTTTTATATTGCCCATTAGCTTGCAATTCATTTGATGCTTTAGTTAAATCTTTTTTAATTGCTTCCTGGCCAGCAGGATATGGAGAACGAGCATTTGTGTTTATTGTCAAATCTACATCTTGACTATCTGGTCTCTTATAATCTATAACAGTATTTTTTTCTTTATTTACCATCAAAGTAGCAGGTGAAAGTCCCATCTCACCTGAAGGTCTTCCTGGTCTTACTCCTACTTTTAATTTTTCAGAATAATCCTCTGATTCTACTGATGGAAGAACCCACTGTGGATCAATTTCAGATGAATGTTGTGCTCGCCTTTGTTTTATTAGTTCTAAGTAATCAAGTGCCTTTTGCGGTGATCCTAATCTGTTAGATAAAGCATCCATTGGAGAAATTGAATATTCACCAACTTTTATACCTGTATCATCTGAATTATTATTTTCTATAAGGTATTGTTTAAATCGTAACATTTATTTGCTTTTGTTATTTTTTATGTTATAGTGTAACTAACAAAGGATACCAAAATGAGTAATGTAAAACTATTTAGATTAAATTCGGGTGAAGAAATTATCGCAAGATTTGAAGAAGAAACAGATTTTTGGACTCTTAAAGATCCAGCAATCTTGATTCCTATGCAACAAGGGCAGATTGGTTTAATGCCATGGATGCAGTATACAAAGGCTGCTAAAGGTGTAAATATTCCAAAGTCATTTATAGCCTTTACTGTTGAACCACTTGATGAGTTTAAGGCACAATACGATTCTAGTTTGAATAAGGGCATTGTAACTCCTTCTCGTGGTGTTGATCCACTGAGTAAGCTGAAGTTATCTGTGTAAATTATGAATATAGATCATGTGATTGAAAATTTTGTTCCTATTGCCAAACCCCTTTCAATGGCAATGGAGAGACAAAAGAAGCATATCTCATTAGTAATCTATAAGCGGAAAATTATCGCGGTGGGTCAGAATGTATTTAAGACCCACCCCGATACTTTTCGTTTGGGATATCGTGGTTCTGATATGCACTCAGAACTAGATGCCTACCGAAAAATTCCAAAATCATTAAGAGGAGAAAAACTAATTCTTCTTAATTTTCGTTTTAATAGATTTGGTCACTATCGAAACTCTAAGCCATGTTCAGTGTGTGCCAAGTGGTGCAACGAAGCTTTTCATAAAATTTATTACACCAATGATGATGGTGTACATAGCCTCTAAATACCATGAGGATTGATAATGCCTAAAAAAGCTTGTTGTTGTGGTGGCAACTGGATTGCAGTTCCATGTAGATATTATGGTGGTATGGGATTTGTTGGATACCATTATACTGGAGCCACAGGATTTACTGGATCCGACACATCAGCACAATTAAACAATTTTGTTTCCGGTTTATCAGGTCATCCTGTATATGGCGCATCTGGTTATTATAAAGATGGCCATCCATATTATCAATTACCATATTCAAGTTTTGTATTTGTTGGATATGGAAATCCTCCAATGAAACTTAAAGGTATTACATGTGATAATCAACCAACTGGAGGAATATTTGGTGGATATAATGGTGGATATGGATCGGGTTCTGAATGCGAAAATGATAAACAAAAGTGTTTTGAACTAGAATTAGATACACAACGTCAAATTGTTTATAAAGCATGGGGTGCGGGTGGTGGAGGAGTAAATAATGTTACTCCCGGTGGTAATGGTGCATATGCACAAAAAACAGGAACTTACAACAAAGATTATATTGCTGTTGTTGGGTATGGTGGTATAGGTAGTGATCCTGGTAGATCTTTTACCGGATGGACGGCTGCTGTAGATACAGTACCTGCAGGAGGTGGACAAGGCTATGGGGCATGGGGTGGTGGCGCAGCTTATCTTGCTACAAGTATAGAAGACCCAGAATCTGCATTTCTTATAGCAGGCGGTGGTGGTGGTGCAGGAAGATATTCTGCTAATGGTGGACAAGCCGGAGTTACTCTTGGTGGTATGGGCGGTGGTGATGCAGGTGGTTCGGGAGGAACACAGACTTCCGGAGGTAAAGGTGGAACTGGTGCACAAGATGGTCAAGGATCAAAAGGTGGTCGCGGAGCATTTGATATTTTAAATATTATTGGTGGTGGAGGTGGCGGCGGTGGTGGATTAAGAGGTGGTGGTGGAGGTGGATTTAGTGGATCTGGTGGTGGAGGAGGAAGTAGTACCGTAACAGATAAATCTCGTCCTGCAAATACTTCTGGAACAGCACACATGTGTGATCCAGATTATTGGGTAGTTGATGTTGCTGGACTAGCAGGTTATCAAAATGTTGCCGGTAGTGGTGGATGGATTCCAACAAATATAAATTCAGATGGAACTGGTTTAAGTGGTAAAATTAATTTAAATTTTGCTTCATTGCGTTGTCCATGCAATCAATCATTAAGCAGTATTCCTGAACAAACGTATTATTGTTTAACAAATGCACAAGCAGATTATATTTGTAGTTTAACACAAGATTGTTGTACTGGTAATACACAAGGTATAACAGGCGCAACAGGTGCATCTGGTGGAACTGGTTCAACTGGAAGTACAGGATATAATCCTTGTAACAGTTTAGCTAACTTTAATACAGTTATAGAACGTAGAGGATCTACTGCCGGAACAACTGGAGGAACTGCATCCATACGAGATATAGGTTTAGGTGGTGGATATGGTGGAGGTGGATTAGGAGCATTTACATGTCCAGATAGCACTTTTGGTTTATCAGGTGGTTCAGGTGCAACTGGATTCCAAGAGTTATCTCGTACAGGTGAATTATCAGAAGTTTTATATAAAACTTTTAAGTACAATGGTGAATTATATTATTTGTTATTTCAATGCGGTGCTCCATGTGATCCCGATTATATGTTACCAGAAGATGCAGAAATAACTGAAGTTGCATGTAAACCTTGGGCTAACTGTTGTGAAGGTATATACGCCTTTCCAATATGTGAAATTCCAAATAATAACACACCACAATCATGCTGGGGTTTTGAATATTGTCCTTGCAATAAAACAACTTGCCCCAATTCATTTTATTCTTGTGATGATGTAGATTCTTATCCAGAAATATTTTATACTAGGAAAAATGGATGGTATTATCTGGCGTTTAAAACAAGTTTGTGGGAACCATTTGGTGACAGTATTCAAGAACGTGGAACTATTAATGATGTTATTTTAGAAAATCCTTGCACAGAGTGTTCTGCACCAAATCAAGATTGCAATAATACTGGAAATAGTGGTGGACTAGGATCAAATAATTCTGGTGATACTGAACCAAAAAACTGTTGCACAGAAGTTTCAGAACCATGGAATGGAAAGTCACCATTTAATGCTAATGTTAATTTTAGTATAAATTATACTGGTCAAGGAACATTTTTGTCAGATTGTACTCTTATTACAAACGACTGTAGTTGTTCTTATGACTTTAGAGAAACACCATTTATTGATAGTAGTAGTTTTACAGCAAAATTAAGTTTATCCAATAGTTATTATTACTCTGAAGAACAAACTGTTGGAGGAAATTGTCGCACTCCACAGTGCCCACCTCTTCCAGGATCAGATGTTCCAAATTCATCTAAACCTAGACTATGTGTTTATACATTGTCACCCTTTTCAATATTTTTTAATAATGGTGAACCACAAACTGGACCATATAATCTGCCTAATGTAGGTAGTGCTATATGGGGATCTGGACTGGGACAACAATGTTATGGTAGACAAACAGAATGTGGTATAAAAAATGATGTAGGTTTGCCAGATCTTGAAAGTGATTTAAATCAACCAAATGTTCTTAGAGATGCAGCATATAAAATAATAACTGAGTGTGTTATAGTTGATCCAGAATGTACTGCAGGCACAGGTTCACCTTATCCATTTAACATTTATGCTGAAGGTACATGTGATGGAATTCCTCCAGGACCGCTTGATCTTGGTCCATTAGTTAAAGCCAATGGGTGTAGATTAAGTACATACATTGCTGCATTACAAGCAGCATCAGAAGGTAAATATACAGTAATAGATTTGGGAGCCCCAGACACATACTGGATTGGTGGTCCACGAGATATCATACAAGGTATTCCCGGAGATCGAGTTGATATAGGTGATGCCATTGTAACAGATATACCAAGTGGAGATAAATTAATACGAAGAATAGAATATACTGTATACGTCAATTCTCCAGTATATTCAATATATGTATATGTTGAATCTAAAAGACTTACAAATTGTTGTGATAGTGATATTAGAATGACATGGGGTCACAGTTTATGTGGAAGAAAAACACCACAATATGCAGCTTGTATTCCGAATCCAACTAATTGTCCTGATTTTGATAATAGTTATGTAGTTTCAACTTTTAAAACATTACAACAATGGGAAGCCGATCCACAAACACAAATGATTAATCCAAAATGTTGGAGTGGTGTTGATGGATTTTCGTGTCCAGAAATATGGGATGATTTTGATAATCCACAAATTTGTAATGTAACGTTAATTTAAGGGTGATATATGTCAGATAATTTATTTTTAAAAGATAGATATAAGTGTCCTCCAAATATTTCATATGAAAAAATAAATTGTGAATATTGGAGTGTAAATGTAGAAGAATGTAAAACATTTTGTTCTTTAAAAAACATAAATCCACAATCAGTAAATTGTTTTGTTTGTAAAGAAAGAAAACAATTAAATGTAACTGAACTTACTATTGAACAAACACCCGTTCAAGAGAATAAACCATTCTTAAAAAATGCAATCTCATATACAAAAATAGAGGGATCTCAGTTATTAACTGGTAAAGTATCTGAAGAAGTTTTTGAAAAAAGAAAAGCATTATGTATGGGATGCCCACGAAGAAATAATTTTAAACCAGATTCTGAATCTATTGGTTGGTGTTCTAGTTGTGGTTGTAGTGCAAAGAATCCAAGAGCAGCCCTTTCTCACAAATTATGGATGCCAGATCTTGTATGTCCTTTAAATAAATTTCCTAAAGAGGCTGGTGAAGGCTTTAATACAGCAGATGCAATAGATTCTGTAAAAGGAATTATTCAATCTGTTGGGGATCTTTTTAAGAAAAAAGAATCAGATGAAGAAATCAATACAGACCAGAAAGAATAAATAGTATACTATGTCATGCATTAAAATAATCTTAAATTTTCAAAATGAATTACGCCTCCACCACTGGGGAACTAAATCATATGCCGCACATATAGCACTAGGAGCTGCCTATACAGGTATTGATGCTCTTCTTGATACCTTTGCAGAAACATATATGGGAACTTTTGGTAAAGATGAATTGAAAGATGTTAATGAGTTAACTTTAAATGGACCACATAAAACAACTGCTATGCAAGTATTAAGTTCATTTGAAGAATATTTAACTCAAGAATTACCAAAAGAAATTGGTGGAGATCAAACTGCCTTGTTAAATATACGGGATGAGATGCTCGGTTTGGTACAACAAACCAAGTACTTACTAACCTTGTCCTAGGAGTTAATATGAAAATTTCAGAACTAGTATACGAAGTCCGAAAACTAGCACGCAAAGAAGAAGATCCTATCAACAAGGATCTTTTTTATCAATGTGCTAAATCATTAGAAATTCTTGGAAATCTTGCAAAGATATCCGATCTTGCAGTTGCAGAACACAATGCTGCAGACGAACCGTCTGTTGATCATGATGATGAACTTAAATGGAATGTAGATGATGTAACTCTATCAATGATGGATGAACACATTGATGATCTAATTCAACATGGGTTTATGGATCCAATTGATCGTTGGCCCTATGGTGAACAACCATTTACCAAGTTTGTTGCAAAATATGCTCAGAGTCATTTCATCAAAGATTCTAAAACAGAATAAATCTTTGATGGAATAGATACATGACTCAGAACAGCCATGTTAGAAGGCATGATGCGTAGAACGCATTTGCTATAATATGGATTTTGTTTGAAAGAATAGAACTTTCGTGATTTTTCCATCATGAAATGGCTATAGATGTATACGTGAGCCCGTTTGGAATACATTTTGGTATCAATTTTTAATTTAAATTCATTAATAATACGTACAGCACGCTTTTCACAGTCTCTTTCCATTGATCGAACAATAAAAAATGCTCTTTTGACATCTTTTGGAGCATAATTTTTACCTTTTAACCATCCATCTACAATATTTGAGGCTTTATATGACTTTTCATATACTTTACTGCTATTAATATACTGTAAAAAATGACAATATTCATGAACTAGAACATGTAAAAATTCATTACAGTGTCTGGCTACCCGAATTGCCTTTCCAGACTCGTCAAAGCATCCAGAACAGCGAAAACCGTCTACATTTACAGATTTACCACGTCCAAGTATAAGTTTCATACCATATTGGGCAAGATGTTTGCGTACAAATTTTATAAACTGATGACTCTTCTGTTCCATAAAGCCTCCTTCAGTCAGAATTATTTAGGGAATTACTTGACAGATCAGATATATGGTGTATTATGTAGTAACTTCTTATAAGAAAGGAAAGTGTTATGGAAATTACTAATGTTGATCGTCCGACTATGATTCAAAAGGTGTTTGATTATATGCGCAGTGGTTCCCCACTGACTGCTGGAGAGGCTCGTAAGCGTTTCCGTGTTACAAACATGCGTGCAACTATGAGTGATCTTCGTGAGGCCTTTGATCGTTTTGATTTGAACTATACTGTAGTTCGCGAAACAAAGAATGGTCGTTCGTATTACCGGGTAACCCGTAATCGATCTCGTTAATACAAATTGTAATTAACGACATATAAACCTCCCAGAAATGGGAGGTTTATTTTTTTATATATTGATAACCATGGTCAACGTTTGTGGACCAACTAATCTACAATACAGTGTCCGAGGAACATCAGTTGCGCTTACAACCAAAACATATGCTTGACCGTATCCTGGTTGACCAGAAAAATAAATGTTATTTGACAAAGGTAAAGTAAATTGTGAATCTGCAAATACTTCAAACGCCCATCCTTGCAAAGATGCATGACTTAAATCTATTTTTAAACCAACATTAACAGAAAATGTAAGTCTAGCAGCACTTTGTGCACTTCCAGATAAAGTTCTTTGTGTAAACACACCATATGTGTATGTTGGTAATACCGTAGATGCTACGTTTGTTATTATCTGACTAATAAACAAAAATAAATTATTATCAAATACTAGATTTGATTGAGCACTATCTGCTGAAAGTGACTGACTGTAGATACTGTTTGGGCATGTTTCGCATTGTACCCAGTATCCAGTATATGTTGCACCTAATGTTTGTTTTCTTAAATAAGTTTGATAAAAATTTTGATTTTCATAACAATCAATTATTTGATTGTTTGAATTGTGTATTCGGTAGATTCCGTTAATATTTTCTGGTTCTTGTATTTGTTCTACAAAGGATCTTCCACGAATATACATCTTTACTTCAGTAGATGAAGATACTAAAGATTGATTTGTAACTCCAGTTGTAAAGTATAATACTTCTTGATTATCTTTTAATGTAGCCACACTGTCAATTTGTATGCGACCAGTATTAGTACTAGTTGCACCAGATATATCAATATATTCTTGAAAACCTAAAGCATTTCCAAGAAATCCCATTTTTTTAAATGTTAAAGATGATGTTGCTGGTATAGTATTAATAATAAAATTATTAGATGTTGAACCACTAGTAGTAAAAGTATACTGTATAGGTTTAATAAAATTTTCTTTATTATAAAAATTATATCCAGATGTATAAGTTAAACCAGAAGCAACATTTGCTACAATTATTTTACCTTCATTTAATGTACTGTTAAAGTTACAAGTACCACCTAAAGTAGTTCTAGTATCTGTTAACGCATCATAATATTCTGTTGGTGAAACATAAAATGTTCCTCCTGCAGACAATCCACCAAATGTTCTTTTTAAATATATTCTATCTGAAGTATCAAATGATTGAGAATAATCAATATAACAAGTTGTTCCTTGTATTGAAATATTTGGTGAAGATAACAACCACCCTTTAGACCAAATTGGGTCATAGGTATTACCTTGTATTATAAGACCATAATTTTTATATGATCTTACTGTATTTAATGTAAATGGTGATGATGGATATACGGGCATATTATGATGCCATATAAGTTATAGTTTGAGTTCCACTGGCAGCAACAACCCATAATTTATTTGTATTTACTAAAGACAGGAAAGTTTCATCACCTGGATCTAAGGCGTAGCCAGTAGAAGAACCTGTAAATGCTCCAGTATTTCCAATATAGATAAAATCTGTATTAGTAGATAGTGCTTTGATGTTTATACCATTTTGACATGTAAACCCACCACTATCAACCTGAGTAACACTAGAGAATGTTGAAGAGGCTCTACCAGTCTTGAATGATGAAGGTCTTGCTGCACCGATTGCACTTAAATTGCTATTTAAAGATACTACTTGTGTGTAAATAGCAGTCATACCAGATAAAATATCAGCATCATCTATTGTTACTGTATTTTGTATTTGTACTGGAACATTCGTTCCACCTGACATGCCTTGGATTCTTAATCCATTACCAGCAGAATCATTAGTTACACCTACAGTTGCAGCAATGTTTGCAGTAATTGTAATTCCACTAAAACTTACTTGCATTGGATTTGCAGTAGTTCCAATAGCAACGCCACTGGCATTAACCATATTAGAATAAATCCAAGTATTTCCACTTGGACCAAATACAGAAACAGTATCTGTCAATTTATTTAAATATCGTCCACCGGTAACTTCTACACGACATCCTGGTGGTGTATAAACTGGTACAGGAGAAGCAGTAAGACCAGTTACAACTACACTACCGGAAACAGGGACTGCAGTTCCGCTAGGAGTACCTTGAATTGTAACTGTACCTGTAATTCCAGCTATCGTTGCAGTTAGTCCATTGGTAACTGTTACAGGAAAAGGATTAGATGCACTTACAGCATCAAATGCACCAGACGCACCAAATACAGCCTTATAATATTGTACATAATACGTATAACTACCACCTACATCATAAATTGGATCTGCACCAATAAATGCGGTGGCTCCAGTGTTTAATCCTAAGTAATTGCTTCCGAAATAAGGTGATAGGCTCATCTGTTATCCTTTAAAGATTGTTTATCATCAATATTTATACTCTTTAATTTATTGGATTTCCTGTAAATTCGGTATATACTGTATATTATGTACATAGATGATACAGCTAAAGAAAAATTTTCAAATAAAGTTCTCTACTTAGTTAAAAAAACAAAATTGTCTTTTATGGATTGTGTTTTGTCTGCAGGTGACGAAATGGGTTTAGACCCATCGGCTACCGGTAAACTTTTAACAAAACCCATAATTGAAAAAATTCAACAAGAAGCACAAAATCTTCACTTGTTGAAAAAAGGAAAAAACAAACAACTTCCGGTTGACTAACAAGAAATAGGTTATATACTAATAACAACTATTAGGCCAAGGTAGTTCCTTGGGGAAAGATTTATTATGGCAGGTTTTTCAGATTTTAAGAAGAAGAGTAAGAACTCAGTCGCATCTCTAACGGAACGTCTTGATAAGATGTCTTCAAAGGACAGCTACAAGGATGATCGGCTGTGGAAGCCGGGTATTGACAAGGCTGGCAACGGCTATGCAGTAATTCGGTTTCTCCCAGAAGTTGAGGGAGATGACACACCATTTGTAGCAGTTTATAGTCACGCATTTAAAGGTAAGGGTGGGTGGCTGTTTGAAAACTGCCTTACAACTCTAGGGGAGAAGTGCCCAATCTGTCAGGCAAACACAGAACTGTGGAATAGTGGTATTGAAGATGATAAGAATATTGCACGCACTCGTAAGCGCAAGTTGACTTATATCTCTAATATTCTTGTTATTGAAGATCCAGCAAATCCAGAAAACAAGGGAAAGAACTTCCTTTATCAATATGGTACAAAGATCTTTCAAAAGATTCAGAGTCTTGCTCACCCAGAGTATAAGGATGAAGTTGCAGTTGATCCATTTAACTTCTGGACTGGTGCAGACTTTAAGATCAAGATTCGTAATGTTGGTGGTTACGTAAACTATGATCGTTCAGAGTTTGCTGCTCCAGTACCACTTCTTGGTGGTGATGACAAGAAGCTAGAAGAGCTTTGGAAGAAGCAGTATTCTCTTAAGGAGTTTACTGACAAGAGTCAGTTTAAGAGTTATGAAGAACTTCAGGCTCGTCTAAAGAAGGCTACTGGAGATGATATTCGTGCTCAGTTTACCGAGTCCAATAGCATCGAAGATGATGTTAAGGATACACTTGCTGAACATGATGTTGAAGAAAAAGACCCGCTGAAGTACTTCTCCGAAATGGAGAATGACTGAAAAAAGCCCCGCAAGGGGCTTTTTTTATGCCCAACGAGGATATTCAGAAAATTTAGAACGTCTTTCTTCAAAAATTAAATTAGTTTGTTCTAATATTGGTTTTTCTTCAAAGTTGTTTACTGCTTTTGGAAAAGGAATCCATTTAGACTGTTGCTCATTGCCAAGTTCCTGTATTCCTTTTTGCATACCATCAACTGTTTCCTTTAACGCTTTATATTGTTCTTCTGGATCAAATTTAATAGTTAAATCCATAGCAACTTTTGATGCTTCTGCGGTCGTGGCATTACTAACATCCACATTGGCTGGAGTATATGACATTGAATCAGGAAGTCGAATAGCATCTGGATTACTTTGTATCTCTTGCATCTGCTCAGAAGAAGACATAATAGAATTGCTAAATGCTTGTTGTTCAGCAGATATATCTAATACAAAATCATTTGGATTGTCTATCATATATTAAAAACCTTGAATTTTATTATTTGTTTCTTTGTATTTTTTTTGTTCTTGGTAATCTATTAGCAGCGATACATATATTTCACGTTCCCACCAAAGCATATTATCTAAATCATACAGGTTCCAATTAAAATTATTTATTAAGGTAAAGTTTGTTGTAAAATAATCTTTTAAATCAAAAAACTTTACCGAAAGATAAAAAAATTTAAAAACCCGCTGACCTCCTTTGGACCTTCTTTTGTTTCCAATATAGCATAAAGTTCTGGTTGATTTGATAAAAAGTTTTCAAATTTACCAAGCATAGACATTGGAAGATTATCTAATATATCTTTTAAATCTTTTGGAAGAAATTTGTTTGGATAATATATTTCGTTTTTTACAACAATCTTTTTAATACAACTTTTTATTAAGTCTTCTTTTTCTAAAGAGTTTAGTTTAATTAAATTATTGATTGTTGGTGTTTCTAATACTAAATTTATTTCAGGTGAAATGTTTATAGTTTCTGTTACTATCTCATTTTTATGTTTAATATCAAAAATATACAGTTGAAGTTTTTCTTCGTTTCGTATTAGGTTTAATCGTTCATCAACACTTTTTGATCTTATTTGTAAAAATAGATATTCAGCATCTGCAAGACATAAATCTAATACATTCACACCATGTGTATTTGTTTTTAAAATTTCAACTAATGCTATTAAAGATAATTTTTTATTTTCTTCTTGAAGAATTATTGATATATTTTTTGCATCTTTAACTCTAAACGGTGTAAATGTAACCTTTTCTTTACTAAAAGGAAGTTCAGCCTCATAACGAGGCATTAATTGTTCTATTGATTGTAAAATATTTGGATCCATAATTAATACTTATTTAAATTGTTGGGATAACTGGTAACACAAAATTAAAATCTCTAAACATCATTAAAACACTGTACACAGAATAAAGATCGTTTTTTAACATACTTAATTCCATAGGAAGACATTCTACGGGATATACTTCATAAAATTCATAGGTAGCATTTATATTTCCGTTTGGATCTAAAAAATTTATATTCATTTGAGTATTATAAATGATATCATCATAATATGATAATTGAAATGGTTTAGTATAATCACCTTTTTGTCTACCACCAGCATAAATTGCATTAAACCATTCATTAAAAAAATATGTTATTTGGTGATCATTTGTTATTGGAAAATTTAGCATAACGCCTTCTGGAAATTTTTGTGATCTTGGCACAGTACGTCCAAGACCATATCCAGCAAGATTGTCAGCAACACCATCGATAGCTCTTCCAGATATTGCTACAGATAAAGGATTGAAATCAAAGTTTTGAATTTGAGGTATTTTTTCTGGTAGATTTAAAAAAGACATAGAAAATCTATTATTTCTTTGTAAACCCCTATGTCTTGAAAAGAAATCTTTAATACCTATAATTGAATTATTTGAATTATTTGTGTTTGCCATTACTGAATAGTTCTTTTTCTGTAAAAATTTTAAACTGTATTTTGTTTGTCTCGCAATACTTTTTTGCAGCTTCCCATTTTGCGCTGTTTATACTCCAAATAATTTGTTCTTTTTTAGATGCATTTTCTTTTAAATAGGTTTGTTTTTTTGGTTTAACTTCCACCATCCATGTTTGTATCCCGTTTGTATTTTTAAATTGAATTAAAAAATCAGGAAAATAATTGTGAATTTTTTTATCTACCGGGCTAAAATATGGAATGGCAATTTCTTCAGAAGCCCATTTTAAAATATTTGGGTGTTCGTCACAAAAATTACATACATTTCGCTCCCAAAGAGATCTACAAACGATCTTTGATGCGTCTCCTGCATACTTTTTAGGATTCTTTGGATTAAAGATTGTTTTGTACGCCATCCTAATATTTAGAGAATATATCTAAATATTTTATATGGGTTTCTATCAATATCCTTCTAGCAGTGGGTCAAATTCAGCAGCTGAACAACCTCTTTGGTTAAATTTTTATAGTGCACCATATTCTTTGGTAAACTATGAACGAACCAGAGGTGGTGTTATTCAACGTAATCAACAGCATATAATGCTTCCGATGCCAAAGGAACCAGGCTTCCAAGTTGCACATGAATACGGTGAAAGTAACAATAATCCAGTGGGACCCGTCCTGACGGCAGCAGGCATTGCTAACGCAGGCGGTGGTGTCAAAGGCACAATCAATGTGTTGAAGCGCATGTTGCAGCCAGCTACATTTTACTGGGAAAGAATGTTTGCCACCTCTACTTTTAGAAGATTTAGTAATATTGCTGAATATACTATGGTATCTGAAGGTAGAAAAAAATACTTTTTTCAATATGTACTGGTTCCAAAAAATGAAAAAGAAAGTATAGAAATTGAAAATATTGTAGGAACCTTTAGAAAGTGTTCATATCCTACGGTAGTAGAAGGTTTGCCTGAAAGATCATATCCTCAAAATTTATGGGTTTTACAAGTATCTCCCGGAAATCAAATACCTTTAAATGTAGGTGGTAATTCAAATGGTCCTTTATCAGCAAATTGGATGGGTGAGCCTTTAGTCTGTGTTCTTGAAACTATTAAAGTTGAAAAAAATGATGCATCTGATCCAATTGTAAGATACTTACCAAATGGTGGATCTAGTATTACATTGCTTGGATTACTATTCACAGAGTTTGAAACCGGAACATATGATCCGACTATGAATACTGTATTGTCTAAATCAGAAGTATCTACGGTATATTCACAGGGTGGAAATGATTTCTTCCTTTCATCTCCCGGTCCAGACCCAAGGAGTAGATAATGAAATTTTTTAATAACTTACCAAAAACAACATTTACCACTTCAATCGGTGATTTTGTAATTTCTGATTTTTTTACTTATCTTGATATTACCAAAAAACAATTAGATACAAATACTATTTCAGTAGATGATAAAACTACGTTAATTGAAGCGTCTTATCAGACATATATTGATACTAATAATTTTTGGACTTTTTTAAGTGCTAATAAAACAATAAATCCTTTTGATTTATTAACACTAAATCCATTTTTGTTTTCTAAAAACAATGCTGATAAAATTAATTTAATATTATTACCCTCACCTGGAGCAGTAACTGGAGGAACAGCATTTCCAATTGGAAGTATAATTGTTCCTGTAACTGGTAATACTGGTGGATCATATACATTTGGTTATACTGGAAATTTTAATATTCAGGGGCAGTTTGCGTTAATTGAAAGCACATCATATTATGATGGAAATATGATTATTGGAACACAATATGGTGGAACAGGACCATTTATAAATGTTACTGGTACTGCCGAAAATGTAACAGTATTGAAAAAAAATGATGATGAAACATTTACATGGGCAGGAACTTATTATACTGGAAACAAAAAATTATATTCAAATAAAGTACTTTCACAGGTATTAGAATATGATGCAAAAATAATAGATAAAGAAAGCACGGCATCCAATCCCACATTAGATACATATTTGCCAGCATCTACACCATTATTAGGTATTACTTCTCCTGTATTATACACAGCCTTGCAAACTGTAAAAAATAACTCTAAACAAATTCAAGTTTTTATTCCTTCTCAGTTGGGAGTGCTTCAGTCTTCATTTGTGACGGCTAAGTATAGTTGATATGGCAAATACTAAGAATTTTAATCCGGCATATTCTAGTGTAAAATCTTTATTTTTACAATCACCCGCAACATCAACTAATTTTGCTATTGATATAGTAAAACAAAACACAGAATGTCGTTTTGAAAAAGTTGAAATGGTAGAAAATGTAACAGATACCTTACCAGCAGGTACTCTTGTTGTAACGGACTTAAATGATATTGTATCATTTATACAAAAAAATGATATACAAAATATTATTCTTCAATTTTTTAATGGAAATAGTTATACTTTTCCTATAACAAGTGTTTCTTATATTAATAATGCGGCGTCAGATAGCGAAATAACTTTAGTTGCAATTAATTTTACTAATCAGCATTATACCTTTTTATCTAAAAATTCTGTAAATAATTTATTAGGAATTAAAAAACCAACTGTTTTTGGTATAAATGAATTAATAGTTAAATTAAGAACTGTGTGTAATGCTCCAACTTATGGATATAATGATTTTGCATCAAATTTTTTCTTATATCGTCCTTTAATTCCATATAATAGTGGTGAAGAAGCAATACCAGATAATGTTATTGAATTTATGCAGTATTTGTGCAATGGTGCAGTAAATAATAAGGGAGATGCAAATTTTGCATTTTGGACTTCTTTTGATGGGGCAATGAATTTTAAATCTTTTGAACGTAACTTAGCTGATGATATTTCTGCTGCAACTGTAATAGATGAAGTGAGAAGTGTGGCAGTTTTTGATGGTGATCAAGTTACAAGAAATATTGATGGTAGATATTATAGAAAAGCATACTTTGCTGCTACTAATCCAGCATATCAATGGATTTCTAAAAATTATTATTACATAAGAAAAACTCCAAAGTATTTGGATACAAATACAGTAGAAGTAAATTTAGGTCTTACTGGAGATGCTTTATCAGATGCTATTATTGAATCAGAACGTAATACTACAAAAAATTTAACTTTTCATTTTCAAGATGATGGACAAAAATATAATATTGATGTAGTAAGTATATATGGACGTGGAACAACTGCCCCTAAAGGTGGAGATAATATCTTTATTGATCATCCTTGGGGATATTTTGATGGTCAATTACCTACAAATGATAAATCAATATCAAATTTGTTAGGAAATCAATATGGTACTGAGAAGAGCTATTATAATATGGTATTGATGGGTGAGAGTGGCTACATGCCATATCTGGATAGTCCAGATATGTGGAAAAACATGTTTGATATGACTCCGATACATCCCCACTATCCAGATGATAAAGATCTTCCTGCTACAAGCACTTCTCTTGGAATAAATGGAATAGATACGTATTTACAAAAAGTTATTGACATTCGTTATGATGTATTTCAATCTACCCTAACAGGAGCATCTGAAGACAGATTAAAAAAATTAAGAGAAATAGAAGCTCAAAATTTTGTAATGTATTCTTTATGTTGTATGGGCAAACAACCAGAACAAGATTTTTTTGCTTTATTACAACGTTATGAACCAGATAGCGTTTCTGGAATAAGTGGATCTGTACCAGGAAATGCAAAAAAATACAGATATAAATGGAATAAACTTAAATTTAATGCCATATATGGAGCATGTGGTCCAGCTGGAATGTCTGGTTCTTCTGGAGGATCAGGTGGATCATCAGGTGCAGCGTCATATTATTTTCATCAATTAGAAAATTGGAGTTTAGATTCAGTTGCATCTAGTGCAACACAAGATGATACATGGGCAATAAATGTAAATGAACGCGGTTTAACATCATCCTATCTTCCACCTGGTTGGAGTCCTTCTAATATTCCATCTGGATTTCAATATAGAGCAATAGGAACTAATGGAAGTGCTACTCCACCAGATTCTGCTGACATATTTCATATTGTAAAAATGTATCAGATTCCATTAACTACATTATTATCAGAAAGTGGCAATCAAGTTTATCCAGAATATCAAAATAAATTTTTAAGTTATTTCTGGGCAGAAAATGTTGTAGATGGTAGCTGTCAAACTACATCAACTACAGTTAATGGTAATAATCAATAAAAATAGGATTAATTTATGTCAGGACAAATATTAACATATGGATCAAATCATCCACAAACTGCATTATATTCTGTAACGAGTAAAGATTCTTATCAGTGTGCCAATTCTTCCATTACCAGAGGAGTTACCAATGCACCATCTAGTTTAGATGATTGTTTTACACGATTTCCTGGAGTTCAAGAAATTGCTACTGCTATAGGATTTTATACTGGAACTTCAACGAGTTCAGGTAGCAGCGGTAGCAGTGGTAGTTCTGGAGGTACTGCTAGTAGTTATACTTTATGGACAGGAGCCGGGGTTCCGACTATTAATCTATTAAATACTTTTACGCCTGTAGATCTTTTATTAAATGATCCACCAGAAGAATGTAATCAAGTAGCTGCTAGTTCTTCTTTGGGACTAGATTGGCTTGGATGTCTTTGGGGAACTCCAGATGCTCCATACAGTTGTACCTGTCCGGAATTAGCACCAAGATATGAAGCATATATTAAACACAGATTAAATGTTGCTTCTTTTTGGAATACTCCAGTAGAAACTCCAGTTAAACGTGCAGAATTTGTTGATGCTTTACAATACGGAAGAAAAGTAAATGTTACTGTAGCTGGAGATTTTAATTTAAAAGTTGGTCAAGTTATGCTTGTTCGTTTAAACGGAATAAGTGGATATCCCTATTCAAAAGAAAATTCTGTATTAAATGGTTTATATTACGTTATGGGAATCAAACATGTGTTTACAAATTCTGGAACGCATGAAACTGCATTATCATTATCTAATATAGCTCCAGACTATAGTGGTTCTGATGATGGTGGTCCATATTATCCATGATCTAAATATTCTGATGGCTAAAAAAGATTTTTCAATATTATTAGAAAAAATCAATGTATCTGGACCAAAAAAAGATATTGGTACAGTAAGTGGTTTTAATGCCTATGCACAGTACATAGAAGTTGTATTAAAAACACAAAAAGGTGAACTACTATCAAGTATGAATCTTGGGTCTAATTATTTTGATTATATTTTTAATGGTCAAGCTAACCTTCCAGCCCTACAAGCATCTTTAGCTGGATCTATTCAAGCTGCTATTCCAAAATTGTATAATATATCTGTTTATACAACATACGCTTCTCAAGATAGCTTTCAATTTACAGTAACTTATTCAATAACAGATGGAATATCAACTCAAACAGATGCTACTACCTTTGTAGAGGTTAATCTATAATGACCTACCAACTTAAAAATTTATCAGTCGCTTCTTTAGATTTTGATGATATTAAAACATCATTAATTTCTTTTTTATCCAAACAACCTGAATTGGCTGATATAGATTTTGCAAACAATGCAAGCACAGCAAATTTATTAATTAATTTGCTATCCACTGTAACAGCATATAATGGTGTATATGCACAGTTTGGTTATGTTAATTCTTTTGCTACCACAACTACCTTATTAAATAGTTTACTGGGTATTGCAGCTAATAATTCGGTTCTCATAGCTCCAGTCCAAGGAGCAAGTACTACGAGAACTATTACAGCTGTTGGAGCAACGTTACAAGATTATACAACATTCCAAGCTACAACAAGTTCTGGAGCTATTGCATATTTTTTCAATATAAATTCTGTTCCTGCTGGAAATGCAAAAACAACTACTCTTTATTCTGGAACACAGGTTGTTAGTTATACAAATTATGACTATGATACACAATCATGTCAACTTCCGTATACAGTGGATCCCCGGACAATTACATTTTATGAAAGCACAACCAATTCTGGTGTAGTGAATAAATGGACTAGGGTTGATAAATCTTCAACAGCAGCAACAGGAAATCAAAATACGTTTACAGTAATAAACGGACCACAAGGATATATTGTTACAAATAATTTTCCAAGTGCTAAAACATTAACGTCATCAAGTACTGTTTTAATTAAAGCTGTTTTAACAAATGGAACTGATTCAAATAATGCAAGCATTACATCTAGATCTGATGCACAATTTAATACAACTGATTTGCCAACAGGTGGATATAATTTAATTGGTGTTGATCGTGCAAGATATAGTTTACTTTTTCAAGCCACTGGTCAAGATCGTTGTGTAACCATATCAGATTATATTAATGCAATTTTAGGATCTGGTATAAGTGGCACTGAAAGCGAAGATTATATTACTGTTGTTAATGATTGTTGTGTACCTGGTACAGTAAATGTATATGTTACAAACTTATCTGCATCAAATCAAACAGCATTAATGACTTATTTAAATGCTAGAAAACTTGCTGGAATACGTTTAGTATATACACAATGATATTACTATTAAATAATTTAGCTTTATCTCTTGACACTAAAATGAATTTATTGTCAGAAACTGCTTCTACTGCAGCAGGTAGTGATTATTATATAAATTTAGATAAACCTTGGTTGGGTGATAAGCTAACAGTAGAATCATTATTTCCACAATGGATACTAAAAGAATACTCTGACAATCCAAATAATGTAACTATTGTTCCTTTGATAAAAAATTATTTAAGATGGTTATTGAGTCAAGAGTATGGATATGGCGCACAATTAAATTGGGAAACAATACGAGTTCCACTTTTTACAAATGATATATTTTTAGAAGCATTGGCAGATTTTTATTTTCCTGGTGCTGATTTTAGTACAACAGAGTTTCAAAGAATTATTCAAAATTTAAGAACTTTTTTAATTAAATCTGATACAAATTATTTTAATTGTAAGGGTACTCCTGCAGCAATAAAATATGCAATATGTTCTTTATTAGGAATACCTTGGAATAGCGTGTTCATAGATACTGGTGCATATACCACTATAGAAATTAAAATAAGCACTGCAGAACAGTCAAACTTAACTTCATATAAATCATTTATTGAAAAATATATAGTTCCTGCCGGTATGTCAGTCAATTATTCGACTTTTTAAATTTATGTTTACTAAAATGATTATGTTTGCTGCGTCTTTAGCTTCACGTGGCTTATCAAATACTAAAACAGATATTCCAACTAAACAATTAAGAATTCTTTCTTGTTTTGGTGGAGGTACTTTAACTACCACCTGTCCATTTTTAAAACAAAGTGATGTAGATTCTACAAAACACTATTGTGGAGGGTGTGGTTGCGGTGACAAACCACACACATGGCTAATGGCAGAAAGTACAGATTATTCAAAATTAGATTATCCAGTATTAAATTGTCCAATGCAAATGCCTGGATTTAGCAATTATGACCCAAATTTTAAACCAATAGAAGTTAAATTGCGAAAAGAGATGATTGAAGCATTTGATCCTAACGAATTGGAACTTATTCAAGTAACTATTGGTCATAGTGAAGAAAAAGAAAAATTGATTTCTCAAGTTAATAAAATTATTGAGAATTCATAAATATTTCTATGGCCATAACTACCCGTCAAGAATTTATTGATTTTACATATAGAAAACTCGGTGCTCCTGTAATTCAAATAAATGTTGATGCAGAACAGGCACATGATCGTTTAGACGAATCTTTGGAGTATTTGTATGAACGTCATTATAATTTTAATGAACGAGCACAGTTTGTTGTTCCAGTAACTGTAGAAAATGTTGCAAAAAAGTATTTTGACGTATCACAATTTGGTTATGGATTGGGTGCACAGTCAGTTACATCATCCGAGACTGGAGCTACAGGATTTTGGCCAATGGCTAGTGATATACGCACTATAAGCAAAGTATATGCTCCCGGCAATCTTGTTGGTGATTATATGTTTGATTTGCGGTATCAGATGACTTTATTTGATTTTTTTGGTTTGTACTTTAATCAAGGTGGTTTGGCTCAAGGTCCAATGGCAACTTATATGGAAGCTATGAGTTATCTTGAACTAATAAATGATGTATTTAATTACCCATATTCATTTACGTATACAAATACTACTCAAAGATTATTTTTAGAAACTCAACAAAGTTTAATTCCAGCTGGGTCATATTTGATGGTTGAAGCATATGTAAAAGTAAATCCTGAGTATCATCCAACAGTTTGGAGTGATCGTATTTTTCAGAGACATTATGGAGCACTATTAAAGAAACAGTGGGCTCAAAATTTAATGAAATATGCTGGTATACCACTTCCAGGTGGAGCTTCTATAAACTCCGCAGCAATAATGCAAGATGCTCAAAAAGAATTAGATGTAATTGAGGCGACATTACTCAAAACCCATGAATTACCAGTAGATCCCATGATAGGTTAAAATGGCAACAAATAGATATCTTAATCTTACAAGTTTTGGCCCAGAACAATCATTAGTTGAAAGTTTTACCGTTGAATTGATACAAGCTATGGGTCAGGATTGTTATTATGTACCTAGAAAATATTTTAGTATAGATAAAATTTTTGGTGAAGATCCAGCGTCTTCTTTTGAACAGATTTATACTATAGAAATGTATATTCAATCTTATAAAGGATTTGACGGCACCGATGTAATAAGTCAATTCGGATTAGAAATTCGTGATAAAATATCTTTATTACTTGCGCGTAAAAGATTTAAAGAAGAAGTAACAACATATGATGCTACAATTATAAGACCCAGAGAAGGTGATCTTATATATTTTCCATTATCAAAATCGTTATTTGAAATTAACTTTGTAGAACATGAAAACCCTTTATATCCATTAGGTAAATTATATTCATATCAAATAACTGCAGAGTTGTTTACTTATAGCTACGAAAAGATTGACACACCAAATACTGCAATCAATTCACCATATACAACAACAAGAGGTCTTTCTGGCTCTACTGTAATTCCTTTAAATAATATACTGGGCACAACTATGGGAGTTAACGACATCCTTAAACAAGAGGGAATAAGTTACGGATTTGATCCCAATAATCCGTTTGATGAATGTAACTCGGATATTAGTTGTTCATAAAGGAGCTTAAATGTTTGGAAACTTTTATAATGAAAATTTAAGAAAATTGGTTGTTGGATTTGGTTCTTTGTTTAGTAATATTGAAATACAACATAAAGATCCAGATACTGGCAATCCATTTTTAATTCGCGTTCCAGTGCATTATGCTGCTCAAGAAAAATTTATTCAACGGTTATTGCAACCGTCATCAATAACAGACGGTACTCGTATTGAAGTCCAAGTACCTATTATAAGTTTTATGATGTCTAATATTTCACCGGATCCATCAAGAAGATTGGGTAGGTATGCGCTTAATACAAATCAAAGTGTTAATGATGTATGTCAGGCTAATGGAAATAAAATTAAAAGTCAGATTCCTGTAAATGTTGTATTTAATTTATATGCGTATACCCGACATACTGATGATTTACTTCAAATTGTTGAACAAATAATGCCATATTTTGTGCCAGATCATACTATTAGGCTTGATATGAATGATGTACAAACAAATCTTGATATTCCTATTATTATGCAAAGTAATAGTATAACAGAAAAATATGAAGGTGATTTTTCTTCTCGTCGTTTAAATATTGCTTCATTTCAATTTGTAGCTAAATCATGGATATTTGGTGAAGTACAAAGTTTTACTACAATTACTACTATCAATCCAATTATAGAAATAGATTAAGATAATGACTTTAAATAAAAATTTAGCAAAACTATTTGATGTTGAACCATCTAAACCAGAGTCTTCTAAGAATTTAGTTGGTGGAACTTTTAATTCTAATAATTTTGGTAAAGACTATGAGATGGTTCAAAATAATCTCAAAGATTTAATTCAAAATGGTAACCTTGCTTTAGAAAGTGTATTAAAAGTAGCAACCGAATCAGATAGTCCGCGTGCATTTGAAGTAGTTGCCATAATGTTAAAAACTATGGCAGATTTAAATAACAATGTGCTTTCTGTACATAAAAGTGCCAAAGATATTACCTCTGCCACTGCCACTAAATTGACTCAAACTAATAATTCAGTATTTGTTGGATCAACAAAAGATCTACAAAATCTGTTAAATAAAGAGAGAAGTACTGAAAAAGTAATTGATGTGGAGGTTATAAATGAAGGCGCAAAACAGCAATAATATTGGGTATAGAAATAACTCAAAATTAAAACCACCTGGTGTAGATATACAATATTCAAAAGAGCAGCTTGAAGAATATATCAAGTGTGCTAATGATCCTGTCTATTTTTGTAGTAAATACGTAAAAGTAAAAACTCTTGATAAAGGTATTATGCCTTTACAGTTATATGATTATCAACAAAAATTTGTTAATCAAATTCACAAAAATCGATTTGTTATTTCTAAATGGCCTCGTCAGTCTGGAAAGTCTACTTCGGTTATTGGATATATTTGTCATTACATAACATTTAATCAAAGCGTTAGTGTAGCAATTTTAGCTAACAGATTAAAAACAGCAAAAGATGAACTATATTCTAAACTGCAATTAGCATATGAAAACTTACCACAGTTTTTACAACAAGGTGTCGTAGAATGGAATAAGACATCAATGAAGCTAGAAAACGGATCTAGAGTAATGTGTGATGCAACATCATCTGCTGCAATCCGTGGTGGTTCATTTAACTTTCTTCTTTTAGACGAATACGCCTTCTTGCCCTCACATATTGCAGAAGAATTCTATGCATCAACATATCCAACAATTTCAGCTGGTACCACTACAAAACTTGTAATTGTATCTACACCTAATGGACTCAATCATTTTCATAAATTATGGATTGATGCAAATAGAGTTGATGGTCATAAACAAAAAAATAAATTTATTCCAGTAGAAGTAAGTTGGAGAGACGTTCCTATATCTCCGGGTGGACCAAAAAGAGACGATGTATGGGCAGAAGAGCAGATTGCTAATACAAGCCCTGAACAGTTTGAACAAGAGTATGGATGTAGTTTTTTAGGTTCTAGTAATACATTAATTAATACTAGTAAATTAAATGTTTTGGCTGGTGAAGAACCTTTATATGAAACAAATGAAGGTTTGCGAACATTTGCATATCCTGAAAAAGATCATACGTATTTCTTGCAGGCAGACGTGTCACGTGGGCAAGGTGCTGATTACTCTGCCTATACCATTATAGATGCTACAACTACTCCTTATCAAGTTGTGTCCACATACAGAAATAATACAATAAGTCCATTTCATTATCCAACTGTATTAAATTCTGCAGCAAAATTATATAATAATGCATTTGTTTTAATAGAAACAAATGATCTGGGGGGGCAAGTTTCCGGTATATTGCATACCGATTTAGAATATGAAAATGTTTTAATGACAAAAGTTCTTGGAAGAAAAGGACAAATTCTATCACAGGGTTTTGGTGGAGTTGGTAAAAATGAAATGGGAATACGTACTACAGCACAAACTAAAAAAATTGGATGTGCTATTTTAAAGCGACTTATTGAAGACGACAAAATTTTATTAAATGATGAAAGAATAATTGCAGAACTTACGGCATTTGTATCAAAATCTAATACTTTTAAAGCCGAAGATGGTCACCATGACGATTTAGTCATGTCTTTAGTGTTTTTTGCATGGTTAACGAGACAAGATTATTTTGCAGATTTGATCGAACAAGGTAAATTTAATTATGAAGAAGGATCAAATCCAGAAGATGATAACATATTAATATCACCACAACAAAAAAATGAAGATGATGGTGAAGAGTTTGTGCAAGGTGGTTTAATTTGGTACCCAGCATAAAATGCTAAATATTTTGACAGAATAAGGAATCTAAATGCCATCATTAAGCTCATTTCTCAGCACTAATCAATATACTAAAGAAAGTACATCTGTAGTTCTTTTAGCAGGCATGCAGCTCGGAACAGGATATGCTGGTGTCACATTTAACGGTGTTTCGGGTGCAGCAGGCAATGATCCAGGTGGTTTATTTGGATGGCTAGTGTATTCCAGACGATATCGATATACCCCACCAAAAGGAACTACAGGCGATACTTATATTGTATACACAAATCCTCAAGATTTGGCAGGAGATTTAAATAAACTTTCTGGAATTACTGGTTTTATGATAAGTGCACAAAATTCAGGTGGCACTTTTGGAATGTTTGAAAAAACAGGTGTTGTACAAAATGTTACTCGTATAACTCCAAGAACCGTTGGTAATGATTTTTTACATGCAATTAATTATTTGGCATATGGTGGAACATTAGTTGTTGCAGGCGGACCGACTGGATTTACCAAATATCAAACAGATACAAATAAAAAATTAGATGTTATTATTGGTCAAGCTGCAACAAGTAATTTAGTCCAATGGTTAATTTCTCAAGACTATTCTACTGGTATTTTCCCATCCATAGCTGATTCATCAGGAGTTACCGGAAATGGTTTAACTATGGGTGATTATGTATCTTTATCTGGTAACTGCACCGGAGAAATAGCAGATAGAATGTTTAATGTGTATGGTATTAAAACAGTTGCAGACTTAGATACTGCATCTTTAGTTAATGGTAGTAAAATTACTTACAATATCCCAGCAGTAGGTGATGTTGGTGGGTTCTTTGCTAGATCTAAAAACAGAAATCAACTATATTTAACTGTTGCTGGTATAAATCTTGCAAAAGTATTAAATGGAAATATAAGTAATGCTATTGAATGGAATAGCAGTTTAAAAGAATCATTAAAAACAAATCGTTTAAATTTCTTTGTAAACAATCAAAGTGCTCCTAATTTCTTGGGAGCGGATTTGGTTGGTGTAACAGCAAATGCAACAATTATAGCTGAAGATCGAATTGGTGTGTCGAAACTTAAATCTGCAATATACCAAGATTTAACAAATATTGGTATGAAATATTTGTTCCAACCCAACGATACACAAACAAGAACGTATGTAACATCTGAAATAAGAACGGCTCTCAGTAAGTATAGTCAATTTTTGTTTACAGCAGCTACACAAATTACATGTGATAGTACGAACAATGATGATTTTAGCACGTCACTTAATATGACAGTTGTCGTTCAACCAATTTTGAGCTTGGATAGTTTTGAAGTATCACTAACTGTTGTAACACAATAATGGCAAATAGAAACTCCATAATCAATTTTAAAAACGGGTTTAATGGAGGAACCCGTGCAAACCGCTTTGTTGTTGTTCCTTCATGGCCTACAAAAGTTCCATTTACTCAATCCGATGCTACATTTAAAATGGTATCTGCATCTTTACCGGGAACTCAAATAAATACAATTCCGGTTCCTTATCGCGGTAGAATGTTATTGTTACCCGGAGATAGACAATATAGTACGTGGGCAGTTGGTATATACGATGATAATAATACTCAGAATTTGTGGAAATCTATGCATACATGGTCAGAATTGATGGATGGACATTACACACATTTAGTAGATTCTGATGATTTTAATTATGATTCTTTACAAAAAACATGGATAGTAAAACAATTAGATGCAAATGGTGGTTTATTAAAAACAATAACACTTTACAAATGTTGGCCATCGGTTGTGGGTGAAGTGGAATTAAACATGGGAGATGCAGGATTTAGTTCTTTTAGTACTACTTTAACTTTTGATTACTTAAAAATACAAGACAACTATAATACTTAAAATGCTAATTAATGATTTTAAAAATAACTTCTTTGGTGGAAATAGAAAAAACCGTTTTCGTATTACGGGCAGTTTTCCAACTGGTGGTGGTTTTACAGATTATCATGTTCGCGCTACAACAATTCCAAATTCAGCAGTAAAAACAATTAGTTATCAACATTTTGGAAGATTTTATCACTATCCTGGAGAAAGAGATTACGGTACATGGTCTTTCAATGTTTGGGATGATACTGGTAGCAACAACATTTGGGGTAGAATCCAAAAATGGCAAGATTTTATTAATAATCATGATACAAATGTTAGCACGATAGATCCAGATGATTATAAAGCATATAACTGGAAAATTCAACATTTAGATATAAATGGTAACCAGAATCCACAAAAAGAATGGATTTTGAATGGTTGTTGGCCTACCGGAATTCAACCGATTCCACTTAATATGGGTAATCCAAATACGTTAAATAGTTTTAACGTTATTATTGCGTTTGATTATATTGAAATTAGTGATATTACAAAAGATTAACAAGGTGAAACATGGAACTACCGCTTTTAGGATTTTATTTTGGTAAGAAAAAAGATGAGAACAAGAAAAGCCTAGAACAGGCTAGTCCTGTACAGGCTATAACTGCACCAGAAGTTTATGACGGTACGGTTACAATTGAGGCTGGTGGTTTTTTTGGTACAGCTTTAGATTATGCAGCATCAACACGTGATGAAACACAGTCAATTATCATGTACAGAAATATGTCTGTATATCCTGAATTAGATAATGCGATTGATGAAATTGTAAATGCGTCGATAGTTCAAGGAACTGATCATAAACCAGTTAAATTAGATTTAACACATTGTCCAGTTTCCGATCAAATCAAAACAAAAATATATAAAGAATTTGATACAATCTTACATCTATTAGATTTTAATCATAAATCATATGAAATTTTTAGACGATGGTATATTGATTCTAAAATTTATTATAATTTGGTTATTGATAAAGACCTACCAAATGAAGGTATCAAAGATATTATACCAATTGATCCTTTAAAGATTAAAAAAGTTCGTAAGGTTCATAAAGAAGTTGACAAATCTTCAAAAAATCAAATGGTATCTATCATTAAAGATATCGAAGAATATTACATTTATACAAATACTGATAAAGAATCTTATGTACTTACTGGTCCACAAGGTCTTCATTTATCGTTAGACAGTGTTGTATATGTTCCATCTGGATTGGTTGATTTAAATAGCAAACGTGTTTTAGGTTATTTACATAAAGCAATTCGTCCACTAAACATGTTGCGTCAAATGGAAGATGCCTTGTTGGTTTATAGAATTGCTCGTGCACCAGAACGTCGTATTTTTTACGTAGACGTTGGTCAGTTACCAAAACAAAAAGCTGAACAGTACATGCGCGACATGATGAGCCGTTTCCGCACACGCCTTACTTATAATCAAGATACCGGTGAAGTAAGAGATGAGCGTAAGCACATGTCTGTACTGGAAGATTACTGGTTACCTCGCCGTGAAGGTTCACGTGGTACAGAAATTACTACGCTTCCTGGAGCCCAATCTCTTTCACAAATTGAAGATGCAGAATACTTCAAAAAGAAACTATATGGTTGCTTAAACGTTCCAATGAGTCGTTTGCAACCAGAAACAAATGGTTTCAACATGGGTAGATCTACAGAAATATCTCGTGAAGAAATTAAATTCTATAAGTTTATTGATCGTCTTCGTTTTCAATTCTCAAGGTTATTCCTTGATACATTAAGAGTTCAGTTGTTGCTTAAAGGTGTAATGACGGATGAAGACTGGCGACATTTAAAGAATGACATCAATGTTATTTTTACTACTGATAATTATTTCTGGGATTTAAAAGAAGCAGAAATACTTGCAGAACGTGTTAAAATGTTGTCGTATGTTGAACCCTATGTTGGTAAATATTTCTCAACAGAATACATTAAACGAAATATATTGCGATACACTCCTGAAGAACTCAAAGGTCTTGAGAAAGAAATGGCAATTGATCGTCAACGTATTGCACAGGAACAGGCTGCTATGGCTGCACAACAAGCAGCACAAGGAATGTCAGCCGAGGACGCAGGACAACAACAATGATACCTACCACAAAATTATTACTAAAACACGGAGTTAGAAGTCTATTAGCCGAAAACAATAATTTTTTTAAACAAAATATTATTCAAACTCTGGCTATAAAATTAGATAAAACCGTAAAAGAGTCCAAAAGTTTAGTAGAACGTAAGTTATTTTCTAGAGTTACTAACACTGAAAATACCAGAGAACTAAAAGAATTTATAGACTTTATTAATGATTTTAAGGGTGGGGTTTATAACTTTAAAAATGGTTCAAGTATAAATATTACTGAATCTGAAATCCATAGTTTGAAACAATTGTTTGAATCTTTGAATCCACAAAATAGACAAAAAATGATTTCAGAAATATTTGAAGACGGAATTAAATTCAAAGAGCACATCAATTTTTCACAGAAGGTAACGAAACTATTATGAAAAACAACGTTCGGCAAATGCTAAAAAATATCGTAGAAGAAAATGCTGTTGCTTTTAAAGAACAAACTGGTAAAGTTTTGTTTGGAAAAGCTGCACAACGTTTAGAAGAACAATACAAGAACGTAGCAAAAGCTATTTTAAAGCCAAAGACTAAACAATGAAATTAATTACGGAAATAACTGAAGACATCAAGTACGTTAAGGAAAATCTCGGAAACGGCGAGAAGACCTACTTTATTGAAGGTGTTTTCATGCAATCTGATACTAAAAACCGAAATGGTCGTATATACCCACAAAACACTTTGCTCAAAGAGTGCAAACGGTATATCACTGAATATGTTGCAAAGGGAAGAGCAATGGGTGAACTTAACCACCCAACTGGTCCTACTGTAAATTTGGATAGAGTTTCACACATTGTAAAAGAACTGTACGAAGACGGCAAAAACGTCTATGGCAAAGCTAAAGTTCTTGATACTCCAATGGGCAAGATTGTAAAGAATCTCATTGATGAAGGTGCACAACTTGGCGTATCCACTCGTGGTATGGGTTCTTTAAAATCCAAGAATGGTTACCAAGAAGTTCAAGAAGACTTTATGTTAGCCGCTATTGACATCGTTGCTGATCCATCTGCTCCAAATGCATTTGTAAATGGAATCATGGAAGGTCGCGAATGGATGTTTGTGCATGGTAGTTGGCAAGAAAGAGAACACTCTGCTGCTAAAAAATTAATTCATGAATCTTCAAAGAGAAATTTAAACAAAAATATCGTTAAAGTATTTAACGATTACTTTCGCAAATTATCATGAAATCAACACTCTCAGTTAAAACTCAAAATTACTTGATAGAATCTTTAAACAAAAGAATTACTTGTAATTTGGATCGTGAATTTCTAGAAGCATTTATTTTAACTGAGGCTGTACCTCCCACTGGATCTGGTGGTGGTACTGGAATTACTCCAATAACAAGTGGATCTACTGGATCTGCTGCTCTTCCAGTTCCCGGAGTTAAAGTTAGAAAAACTGGTATAGGATCAAAGTCTACTTTGTTTGGTGATTCAGGTATTAACATGACTGGTGCAATGGGTATGTATGGAGCAGGCAAAGTATTGGGTGATCTTGCTGGCGCGGCTAGAGCAACAGGTGGATTACTTGGTAAAATGCTTCCAAGAGCTGTAACTGATTTACCAATAATTGGAACTGCAGCCAAATTTGCAGCTGGATTGCCTGGAGATTTAGCAGCAGGTATGTTGAATAATCTTGCTGATTTAAGTGGTGCAAATTACTTTGATGCAAATGTTAAAAAAATGGGTATCAATCAAGTTGCACTCGCCGCACAGGGAGCTGGAAAACCTTGGGTTCCACTTGAAATTCCACAAAGTGCTTCTGCAGATGAAGAATCTCCAATAGCTAAAGCAATCAAAGCAGCTAAAGAAGCAGAAGAAGCAAAACGGTTATCGGCTCTAGGATATAAATTACCTGGTTACCCGTAAAGTTAATAAATATATAAATAATTTACAAGGATTCCTTTCACATGAAAAACAAGAAAAATAATATGATTTCTGAAGCAAACTCTACCGGTATGGCAAGTGGCTATTCACAAAGTGCCGGAGGTGGTGTAAATGATGCACTTGGTGGCTCTGATATGATTGCCCAACCAGTCATCAATGCAATGCCTGCTACCTTTGGTGGTATGGGTAAGCCAGGAGTTCCAGCTACAATGTCAGCCTCCGCTGGTATGCGTGCAGCCCCAACACAATCTTCTGATGAAGATTCAGATGAAGAAGAAATGGAAGAAGGTGGCGAAGACGAACCAGTCGAAACCACTGAAGAAACTAGAGCACAATTCCATGATGCTTTGATTTCTCTTTTAGGCGAAGATGTTCCTGCTTCTTTGGTCAATCAACTAGATGCAATCTTTGAAGCCGCAGTTTCAGACCGCGTAGAAAGAAAAGTAGCATCTATCGTTGAAGAAGTTGATGAAAACGTTAAGAACTATCTTGATACCGTAACCGAATCTCTTGTTGAGAAGGTTGACGATTATCTAGACTATGTTGTCGAAGAATGGATGACAGACAATGCTGTCGCCGTTGAACAAGGCATCAAGACTCAAATTGCCGAAAACTTTATCGGTGGTCTGAAGAATCTTTTTGAGAATCATTACATTGATGTCCCTTCAGAGAAGTACAACGTTCTAGATGAACTTTATGCTCAAAATAGAGACTTAGAAAACAAACTCAATGAATCCGTTAAGTACACCATGGATCTTCGCAAGGAAGTATCGCTAACCGAATGCGCTGGCATCTTTGTTGCCGAGACCCGCGATTTGGCAGATACTCAAATTTCTAAGCTTCAAAATTTAATGGAAAACGTAAACTTCACTACACCAGAAGAATATCGCGAAAAGCTCGTTGCTATTCGTGAGAATTACATGAATCGTCGCCCAGCTCCAGTTCGTCAAGCTGATCCTGAGCAAACGTTCTCATCCGTAAAACAAGCTCCAACAACACTAGTCGAAAGCTACATTGGAGCACTAGGTAGACTTAACAAAAGAGTCTAATATTTCACTTTACTAAATAATTTAACTCATTAGGAGAATTAACTACTATGCAATTTCAAGAAAACACACCGTATGATATTTTAACAGAAAAATGGAATCCAGTCCTCAATCACGAGGCTCTTCCTGCAATTAAGGATGATTATCGTAAAAAGGTTACTGCTGTTCTTTTAGAGAACCAAGAGCAGTCCATTCGTCAACAGCACCTCTATGAAGATATGGGTGGCAACAATAACCTTGGTGGTCCATCCACCTCATCTGGTTACAACACTGGTCAAGTTTCCGGTTACGACCCAGTACTCATTTCATTGATTCGTCGTGCTATGCCGAATCTAATGGCATACGATATCTGTGGCGTTCAACCAATGACCGCTCCAACAGGCCTAATTTTTGCCATGCGCTCTAATTATGGCGGATCTGGTGCAGGTGGTTCATATGGTAGCAATGCTTATACTGAAGCTATGTTCCAAGAGCCACAAGCACAATTCGGTGGTTCGGGTTGGACTCTCGGTGCCTTCGGTGGTATCACCGCTGGATCGGGTCTTTCTTCAGGTTGGAATGCTGCTGCAGGTGTAACTTCAACCGCTGCTCAACTTGCTTCTTTACGTGGTATCCTCACCAATTATGGTGAAGGTATTGGTAGTGCTGGTGGTGCAGGTGGTGCACAATATGCATCTTGGAACCAAATGAACTTCAGCATTGACCGTGTTGCAGTACAAGCCAAGACTCGTGCACTAAGCAGTAATTACACTGTCGAACTTGCACAAGACCTTAAGGCCGTTCACGGTCTTGATGCCGAAGCAGAGTTGGCCAATCTTCTCAGCACAGAAATTCTTGCCGAAATCAATCGTGAAATCGTCAGGACCATTTACTATGTTGCTAGAGCTGGTTCACAACAAAATGACCTTGTAACAAAGGGTGTATACGATCTAGATAACGACTCTGATGGTCGTTGGTCTGCTGAACGTTTCCGTGGTCTCAGTTTCCAAATCGAACGTGAATGCAATGCAATCGCTAAGGAAACCCGCCGTGGTAAGGGTAACTTCATCATCTGTGACAGCGATACTGCTGCTGCTCTAGCCATGTCTGGCTTCATGAGCCTCAGCCCTGGTATTGCTCCACAAATGAGTGCTGATGATACTCAAAGCACCTTTGCTGGTGTTCTGAGTGGTAAGATCCGCGTCTATATCGATCCATATTCACCACTAGGTGTCAACTTCTTCGTTGCTGGCTATAAGGGTGAATCTCCATACGATGCTGGTCTGTTCTACTGCCCATACGTTCCGCTACAAATGGTACGTGCAGTCGATCCTAACACTTTCCAACCACGTATTGCGTTCAAGACTCGTTATGGTGTTGTAGCCAACCCATTTGTTATCAATAGTAACAAGATTCCTGACGGCGAGACATTGACTGCTGGTTTGAACCAATACTACCGCTTGACCAACGTTACCCATCTACATGGTAACACCATCTGATCAAACGGAAAGTAAGTAATTAAAACTTCAAGACCTCCCCAGAAATGGGGAGGTCTTTGTTTTTAAATAAATAATATTATGAGCTGCACAACAAATTTAAATCCACTATACAATAGTTACTTTAATTTATTTTTTGGAAGAGGAACTAAACAATTTGAATTAAATTGCCAAAAAGCAAATTTACCAGGTTGTACAATTCCAGAAGTAAATCAACCAACTACTTTAGGTACAACAATTCCTATTCCAACAATGCAGTTCAACTACGAAACTTTAAATGTAGAATTTATAGTTGATTCAAATTTGGAAAATTGGCAAAGTATTTATTCTTGGATGCGAAATTTAGCAAACATAGAAAATGATACTGACTATAATGCCGATTACCAAGATTGGCATCATGAAGCAAATTTAATAATTTACAGTGCTTCTACTAATTGCCCAGTAACAAAAGTAACATTTAATTATATTGTTCCCAGTAAACTGAGTGGGTTGGTTTTTCAATCCGATAGTTCGGATGCAATCATACAAAAAGCAACATGTCAGTTTAAATTTGCTTATTATGATTTCTGCCCAGATGTACCAGAAAATTTAAACAATATGCTTTAAATATAATCTTCTGGATTATCTGACCAGCTTTCAGCCGAATTTGGGCTGCTATCTGGATTAAATGGTAGTTTTTTAGTTTCAGGATTCATTGTACGGCGTTTTACAGGCTTAGGTGGCTTCGGAGCCTCCTCAACCAACAGATCCTCTACAGAGGGTTCCTGCTGCTCAGATTCTTCTATTTCTTCTAATTCATCATCCAATATGACCTCTGACCCCTCAAAACTATCAATCATGTCATTTACAAAATTTACAAAATCTTCATTATTAAAAAGCTCATTTAGCATCATAAGTCCAGCTTGTGGGTTAGATACACCTTCACCCAGTGTACTGGTTCTAATTGATTCTGGATCTGTTTTCATAGCTTCAGAAAATGTTTGATACATAATTAACATATCTGGAATTGGATCACCAATAAACATGATTGCATTTTTATTTAAAACAATTTCACTATTTATTACACTTGCTGCATAATTTGTTAATTTAACATATTCAATTAATAATCCATTTTCATCTTTTGAATATGCTGTTTCAACTTTTGCTGGAAGTATCATTGAAATATGGTTTGTACAAACATCTTGAACTATTCCTAATAGTTCTTCGCCATTAATAAGCTTTACTACTCGTACATTACCATCACAGGGAGTTTCTTGTGCTTCGTCAGACATAGTAACCCTCCTAATTTATTTATCATCGCTAGGTAGTGGCATAGACATTATTCTGTAATCAAATTTTTCTTTTTTATAAATTTTGATTCGTTCTTCAAAATGTCTATAAACATGGTTCTTGTATGACATGTAACAAAGATCATCAACAATATCATAAACTTTCAAAGTTTTCTTTTTAGCAGATGTCCTTAAACCTCTGCCAATACTTTGTAGTAAACGAATTACAGATTTCGTAGGAGAGGCAAGGATAATATTATCAATGTTGACAATGTTAATGCCAGTACTAGTAGTACCGTAACTCGCAACCAATATGGCATTAGTTTGTGTATCCACGATACGGCGAATTGATTCTCTTGCTTCACCTTCTGTTTTTCCGTGAATAAGATATACTTTCTTATCCGTTCCTGCTGCCTCAATGAGAGAGTGGAGAGGTTTCCCGTGTCCTTCGACATAGTTGAAGAGGATGAGGGTGTTGCCTTTGGTATGAATTGCGAGTTCTTTGACAAATTCATTCCTCCTACTATTACTTATTATAGTCTTGATTTCATCAGGATATTTTTGCTTCTTCATATCCTGTTTCTCTTGGTCTGTATATTTTAATACAATACAGTCAACAGCAAGAGTAGCAAGCAACCCTTTGTTCATTAGGCTCTTTGTCTGAATAAATTGAATGGCTGGACCTAGGATACCTTCTATACTGAGTCGATGTGCTTCTGTTTGATCTAGTGTACCCGTAGTACCGATACGAAACCATGCCTTGGTAAGCTTCTGTCCAATCATATTGATTGATTCTGATTTGGCTTGATGACACTCATCAAAAAAGATAGCATCAAATTGATCAAACCATTCTTTTGGCAACTTATATATTGATTGCCATGTAGAGACTACTATCTGCTTATTAGTATCTTTATCTAAACCAGCACTAATTTTATGAATATATTTTCTTGATAGCCAAGAAGGATCTGTCTTTGAATAATCAAAGAAGTCTGTTTCCATCTGTGTAACCAGCCCCACCGTTGGAACCAAAACTAAAATCTTTCTGTCTGATTTTATTACGGAGAGTAGATAGCGGAGCAAGACGTAGATTATTAAACTTTTTCCAGAACCTGTCGGAGATACTATTACACACCGGTGAGCGTTGATAGCGTGCAGAATTGCTTGGCTTTGGTGGGGGTGCATTTTGACCCGCTGTTTCTTTACAGAAACTTTTAGTGTCTCGTAGAAGTCCAGAAGTTTCTCCTCCGTTATGCATAGGGGATTCCTGCTCTCTTTAATATTTAAAGTGTATTGGCGGTCTTTACAAAACTTATCAAGATAAGTTTTTAAACCACGAGGAAGAGTAGATGTAAGGATATCATATAACCGGATCTTTCCATCCCATATACGCCGTTTGAACATAGGCATGTACTGGGCACCAGGTACCATGAACGAGAAATAATCTCGTAATTCTTGCTTGATTCCTTTTTCTGTTTTGACGTAGTAACGAACTTCATCTACAGATTCGACTTCAATATCCACATAATATTTATACTATGCCATTCATCATTTTTTGCCAGTCAATGGCAGACTTGATGTTGAAGTTTCGATTATTAATGGCTTTTAAAAATTCTTCCACCATTTTTACCTTAATCTCATTAACAGCCACCCTAGACTTTAAGTCTACCATCTTTGGATCACCGTCAATAAACTTTTCTACATCAGTCTTAAGTAGATCCAAATCAAATGGTTCTTCTCCCCATGCTTCTAATTCTTCTTTTGAAGCCTTACCAGTCAAAATTTTCCATTTACGCAATCTTTGAATTGCATAATCATTCTGATGCTTGGTCAAAAGCAATTTAAAGTCTGTAAGCATATTAAGATACTTGGCGTGTATTTGAGGTATCTTAAGAGCCTCTACACCTAATTCTGTAGAGTCTATTTGGGAATCTTTAGTAATATTATTCTTAAGGTCTTCTAAATTCATTTGATAAAGTATAATGTACTTTAGAAAAAAGTCAACTAAATAACTTGACATCTTTATATGATGTATTATATTTATTGTGAGGTCTTATGATTATTGATTTACGTGAAATTCCAGTCGTATGGATTAATTTAGATTCTGCAACAAAAAATGCAGAAATCATGAAACAAAGATTTGAAAAATATGAGTTTAAAAATACTCATAGAAAATCTGGTTTAGTTATTCCTTCACCACCGAACACAGACATATCTATTGCACATTATAGGGGTTGTGGGCAATCTCATATCGATATATTGGAAGATATAAGATATTCATCACCACTTCTAGTTTTAGAAGATGATATTGAGTTTATGGAAAATTTTAATCCTATTATTGAAATTCCAGATGATTCTGATGGAGTATATTTGGGAATTTCGCATGGTAATATGCATTATAATACTAATCAACTTCATGAAAATTATTTACGAATTGGTGGGATTTTAGCTGCACATGCTATTTTATATGTTACCCCACTATTTCGGCAACAGATGGCTGCGGTTGGTCGGCATTGTTTATATACATTAGATAAACCATGGGACATCGGTACAGCCGCAATACAATACCAGTATAAAGTTTATACACCAAATGTTCCACTTATATATCAATCTAATGATCGTGATAGTGCCAATAAATGGCAATCATTGACTGACAAACCTTTACACAATAGGAATTTTATTTTTCAATGATAACATTTAACATGTTAGGAAAATATGGTAGAATGGGAAACCAAATGTTTCAATATGCAACATTATTTTCTATTGCTAAAACTCGTGGATATGAATTTGGTATTCCTTATAAGACAAAATCTGATAATTCATATTTAAATTTGTATTTAGATAGTGCTTTTTTAAATTTGACTGCAAAAGATAGCTCAGGAATTAAAAATATTCATAGAGCTCAAGAACGTAATTTTACATATAATGCAGGTATATTTGGTATTGCAGATAATACAGATATAATTGGATATTTTCAAAGTGAAAAATATTTTATTGATTATAGACAAGATTTATTAAAAGAATTTGAATTTACTGCAGAAATAAAAAATAAAGCAGACACAATAAGACAAATTGGTAAAAAATTAGCAGTCTCATTGCATATACGGTTAGGTGATTATTTAAATTTGCCAGATAATCATCCAGTATGTACGATGGAATATTACCAGGAGGCTTTAAATAAAATTCCAGATAATGCTTTTCTTTTTATTATTAGTGATGATAATGAAAAAGCAGCAGAACTTTTTAAAGATTTAAAAAGACCTTTTTGTATTCCCGATACAAAAAATGAAAATATTGATATGTGTTTAATGACTATGTGTGATTATCATATAATTGCAAATAGTTCATTTAGTTGGTGGGGAGCATGGTTGAGTGAAAGTAAACAAGTTATTGCTCCTAGTAAATGGTTCGGTGCAGAACCAAATATGCCAAAAAATTGGTCAGATATTTATTGCAAAGATTGGATTATAATATAATGCTATTTGATATTACAAAATATATTACAAAACCTATATCTGGAATTATTCAGATTGGTGCACATCATGGAAATGAGTACGAAACATTAAAAAAATTATCTGAAAATATTTTAATGTTTGAACCACAAAAAGAAGTATATAACAAACTTTTTAATAAACTTGGTTCAATGCCAAATCTTACTATTGAGAATAAAGCCTTAGGGTCTTCTAGTGGTATTATGACTATGCATACAGAACAAGTAAACGATGGTCAATCTAGTTCACTACTTGAACCACAATTACACTGTGTGCAATATCCTGGAATAAAATTTACTGGAACAGAACAGGTAGAGGTTATCACATTAAATGAATATTTTACTAATAAATCATTTAATTATACTTTACTGACATTGGATGTACAGGGATATGAATTAGAAGTATTAAAAGGATCTACAGACATACTACTTAAAGTAGATTATATTTTATGCGAAGTAAATCGTGCAGAATTATATAAAAATTGTCCTATGGTAGAAGAAATAGATTCTTTTTTAAATAATTATGGGTTTAAAAGAGAAGTTACTGCGTGGGATGGATATACTTGGGGTGATGCCTTGTATATAAAAGCTTATTAAAATGATAAAAATTTCTTCATTTGGTAGTCCATTTACACATGCACCATCATCATGTGGATATTTGAATCCAACTAAGTTTGTATGGGTACACAATAATAAAACTGATTCGGGTATTGAGGTGTATCAAGACTATGATATTCTTGGAGGAATATCTAGTACTTCTATTAATAAATTTTTATGGTTATGTGAATCTAAAAGTATATCTTATAAGCAGTATGAATTTATTAAAAATAATTATAGAGATTTAAAAGGTGTTTATAAAAAAATCTTTATTCATGATAGGGATTATTTGTTACTAGATGATATTTTTGAATACATACCTCCAGCCTCAAATCAGACTTGGGTTATAGATAAACAAATACATAAAAAAAATAAATTAATTTCTATGATTTCTTCTGGTAAAACCATAACAGAGGGACATAATTTTAGAAATAAAAAAATGGAAGAATTTAAATCAAAAAATTACCTAATAGATTATTATGGTAGATTGTTTAATCCATTTATAAAAAAAGAAGACGTATTAAATGATTATTACTATTCTATAGTAATAGAAAATGGAAAATATTCTACCTATTACACAGAAAAAATTATGGATTGCTTTGCTACAGGTACAATACCAATTTATTATGGTGCTCCTGATATAGATACCATATTCAATAAAGATGGGATTATAATATTAGATGATAATTTTGATATTAATAAACTATCTCCAGAATACTATTGGTCAAAAATGGATGCTATTAAAGAGAACTATGAACTGTGTTTAAATCATAAAATTGCTGATGACTGTCTTTTTGAACAAATAGAAAAAGAAATATACAATGATACCTAAAATTTATAATGCTGAACATTTATTGAAGCCAGAATTAATGGATTTTGATCGATCCGTTGAAATACATGTAACACGATTTTTAAAGAATAATAACCCCCAACATATATTAAAAAATTATTCTAATAGTATTGATAATACATTTATTATAGATGCTGAGTATCCCAATACTTCACCTAGTTTTAAAGTGTATGTTGATTCTAGCGAACCCAAAGTATGTTATATGAAAGAAATAGATAATGATATTATACTATTTTCTTCTTTTTATGATTTGATACTAACATCTAATCAAGATCTTTTAAAATTATTACCTAATTCTAAATTATTTTTATATGGGACAACATGGTTAAATAAACATCTTGGTGATACAACTTATTTGGGTTATATTGATGATAATTTTGATGGATTTTCTATCGTAAAAGATAATACTATTAGTTTTTTAATAACAAATAAAAGTCAACGTGCATTAGAAATGGTTGAGGGTTACAGATTAAGAAAAAAAATCTGGAACCTTAAACAAAATATTAATATGAAATCATTATTTTACTATAGTAATACTCATTTACAGTGGAAGTTACATGATGAACATGATGGTATCTTACCAAATGATGATAAAATGGAATTATTTAAATCAAAATTTTCTATAATAATAGAAAATTCTCAAGAAAAAAATTATTTTAGTGAAAAATTAATAGATTGTTTAATTACCAAAACTGTACCTATATACTGGGGATGTCCAAATATAGGTGATTATTTTGATTTAGATGGTTTTATTATCTTTGAGAATGAAAATGACTTTTTGAATAAAATAAATTCTATTGATTTGAAATCCTATTATTTGGATAAACAAGTAGTTATAGAACATAATTTTAATGAAGCAAAAAAATACGCTATCAACTACTCAAAAAGACTAGAAACTATCATAAAGGAAAATTTAAATGTCTAACATAGATAATAAAAAAATTATATTCCATAATATGGGTCATTATGGCGATATTCATTATTCAAGAGAATTTATAAAAGATATTATAATAAAAATTAATGCTACTGCTCCATATACATATTCAACTAATTGTAATAAAAAAATATTTCAAGATATTAATGAAATAGAATTTTCAGATTACAACTTGTATCATTGTATGGAACATGAATTATTGGTTGATCAAACCAATGTATTAATTAATACATGGATAGGTTCATCAGAGAGAAAATATTTATTTAATGGTGGATGTTGTTTAAATGGAAATTATCAAAAATATACAAATATGTATGAATTATTGAATATAAAAATAGAGAGTCCATTTTTTTATGTTCCTGAGATAAATTTTAATTTATATAATACTAAATCCATTGATACTTTTATTGCAGAAAATTTACATATAAAAAAAATACTAGTTTGTAATGGAAATGTTCTTTCTGGTCAATCTATAAATTTTGATATGAATATAATAATTGATAGATTAGCAAAAAAATACACAAATTGTATGTTTTTATTAACTGATAATTCTAATAAAATAATATTAGAAAATATTAAATATACTTCTGATATCATTCAAAGCACTGGTAATGATTTAAATGAAATCTCATATCTTTCTACCCACTGTGATATTATAGTTGGTAGAGGTAGTGGACCATATTGTTGTTGTTTTACAAAAACAAATTTATTAAATGCAAATAAAAAACTTATAGGATTTACCAAACTTTATGAAGATGCACATTGGATAGATATGAAAGAACATAATCTACTTGGTGCAGAACAAATATGGTCAAATAATTTTGCTTTTGATTCTATGTATGATATAATAGAACAAGAAATCAAAAAATTTTTATGAATTTAGTTATAGGAAATACATCTCAATTAGCTCATTATTTTCCTACCGATATGGTAAAGATATCTTCTCGAAATATTGAATCCAATATATTTGATACTACTTGGGATTCTGTATATTTGTGTTTTGCAGAACAAAAAACTTATAAAAATAATGATGATTCCTTTTATAAAATAAATGTAGATTATACCAAAAGTATAATAAAAAAACTAAAAGCCAATCATATAATATATTTTTCAACAGCTGAACTTTGGAATAATTGTAATGGAGCAATAAGCCTAGATACGCCAATTAATTATCATTATTCTGATTACATTTTTTCTAAAGAAAATATCACAGCATACTTGAAAACACATTACAGTAATGTAAGAATTATGTATCCTTTTAATTTTAATTCAATATATAGACTACCTCCATTTCTTTTTGGAAAAATTATAGACTCAATAAGATTTAAAAATAAAATAGAAATAGGAGATACACATTTTTATAGAGAATTACTACATCCTAGTTTTGTTGTAAACCAAGCACTAACTCAAAAAACAGATTCTATTATAGGTACAGGTAATACAATTTTTATAAACAGTTTTATTAAAAAATTATATAATAATTTTGGAATGAACTATAATGATTATGTTACTGAAAATATAGATAAAGAATCCATTTATAGAAAAAATGTATTTTACAATAAAACAAAAATTGATTGGACGGAAAGTCAGCTATTAGATATACTAACCAAAGAAATGAATAACACACTATGAGAACTGCAATTGAAATCGAAAACATCATAAAAGAAACAGTACAAAAAACATTATTGAGTCAGTCTCTTCCTGAATTACCAAATGAATATGTATTTACTGATAATTTGGGAGAAGTTATAGAAAAACTTTGTATTTTACATATAAGAACGTGGTTTTTAGAAGATATGGCTGGTGTAGCAAAAACAGATGAAGAATTGGCAAATATTAAAAGAAAAATTGATATTTGTTTTAAACAAAAACGTCCGACATATATACAGGCAATAAATACAATGATCGATCAGTGCATTTTAAATGAAAAATCACTTTTAGAAAATTCTGTTAAAATTTATAAAGGTATAAGTGATGAATCTTCCAATCAAATTAGTTAAAGATACTATTAGAAATAATGAAATAGATGATTTGTGTCTATGGTTAAAAACCTACCCACAACTAACAAAAGGAAAATTAACAGAAGAATTTGAAGAGGCTTGGTCTAAGTGGCTAGGTGTCAAATACTCTGTTTTTGTTAATTCTGGTTCTTCAGCCAATTTAGCAATGTTTCAGGCGTTAAAAGTCTCAAACAAATTAAAAAATAATAAAATTGTTGCTCCGTGTGTTTCCTGGGTAACGACGATTACACCTATAATGCAATTAGGTATGGAATTAATTCTTTGTGATACCGATAAAGAAACTTTAGGTTTAGATCCAAATCATTTAGAAGAGATATGCAAAAAAGAAAATCCTTCTTGTGTTATTTTAGTTCATGTTTTAGGTTTTCCAAATAAAATGAAAGAGATTGTTGAAATTTGTGAAAAATATGATGTGATCTTAATAGAAGATTCGTGTGAAAGTGTTGGATCAATGTATGGTGATAAAAAAACTGGAACATTTGGTTTAATGTCTTCTTTTTCAACGTACTATGGTCATCATTTTTCAACCATAGAAGGTGGTTTAGTTTCTACAAATGATTTTGAAACGTATGAAATTTTAAAATCAATACGATCTCATGGATGGAGTCGTGATTTGTGTAAAGAAACACAAAATAACTTAAAAGAAAAATTTGATGTAGATGATTTTACAAATCTTTATACTTTTTATTATCCTGGTTTTAATTTAAGATCAACAGATCTTCAGGCTTATATAGGTCTATCACAGTTAAAAACATTAGAAGAAAAAAATCAAAAACGATATTCTAATTTTTTAAGATATCACAAAAATATTTCTAACTCATATTGGAAAATTGATTTTTCAAATTTTATAAGCAATTTTGCTTACCCTATAATACATCTAAATAAAAATTTAATAGTAAAAGATTTAAATAAAAATAATGTAGAATGTCGTCCATTGGTTTGTGGATCTATGTCAAGACAGCCATTTTATTATACAGTGTATGGTAAAAAAACATATCCTTTTTCTGATATTATTCATGATAATGGATTATATTTACCTAATAATCCGGATATGACTGATGAAGAAATAGATTATATTTGTAATATTGTTAACAGGAATATAAATTAATATGAAAACAGCTTTAATTATCGGTGCAAATGGTCAAGATGCTTCTTATCTTGCTGAGTTTTTAATTAAAAAAAATTACACAGTTCACGGAACAATCAGAAGAAATTCTGTACCAGAATCTCAAACAACGCGTATTCAACATTTGCATGATGAAGATTTAATTACTCTACATTATGCAGATTTAACGGATCCAATTAGTATTGAAACTGTTATTAATAAACTACAACCAAATGAAATATATCATTTGGCAGCACAATCACATGTTCAAATTTCTTTTGATCTACCACAATATACTTTAGATGTAAATGGCGGTGGTACATTAGCTGTTTTAGAAGCAGTAAGACGTTTTTCACCACATTCTAAAGTTTATCATGCAGCAACATCAGAAATGTTTGGCAATTCAGTAGATAGTGATGGCTTTCAACGAGAGACCACACCACTCGTACCCGTAAGTCCATATGGTTGTTCTAAATTATATGCACATACTCTTTGTCGTAACTATTCACAGTCATACGGACTTTTTATTAGTTCTGGTATTCTTTTTAATCACGAATCTCCTCGTAGAGGAATTAACTTTGTTACTAATAAAGTTGCATTAGAAGCAGCAAAAATTAAACTAGGATTGTCAAAAAAGTTATTTTTAGGAAATCTTGATGCTAAACGTGATTGGGGTCACGCAAAAGATTATATTGAGGGAATGTGGATGATGTTACAAGAAGATGTTGCTGACAATTATGTTTTAGCAACTGGAGAAACCAGATCAGTTAGAGAAATGGTTAATTATGTTTTTGATCGTGTTAATTTGGATGTTAATCTATACGTAGACAATGCACAAAAATATCATCGTCCAGAAGAATTGCATTACCTTAGAGGTGATTCTACCAAAGCCAAAATAAAGTTAGGATGGAGTCCTAAAATTACTTTTAATGATATGATGGATGAAATGGTAGATTATTGGTTAGATAAATTAAAAAATAAAGCTTGATTAGTCTTTATAATGTAGTAAAGTATTAATGTGAAAAACCCATCCAAGAAAAAAAAAGCATCAGATGCAGATTACGTAAGTAATTCTGATTTATATAATGCTTTAGTTGATTATCGTAAAAAGTCAAATGATGCTGAAAATGCAGGTCGTAAGAAACCCAAACTTCCAGATTTCATAGGCGAATGTGTACTTAAAATAGCATCAAGATTATCATATAGACCAAATTTTGCAAACTATCCATATAGAGAAGAAATGGTATCAGATGCAGTATTAAATTGCATAACATATATTGGAAATTTTGATCCAGCAAAGTCCAGCAGCCCTTTTGGTTATTTGACCCAAATCTGCTGGTTTTCTTTTGTTCGTATAATAAACAAAGAAAAGAAAGAAAAATATGTTCAATATAAATTTGCTGAACAGAAAAATGACAAAGACTTTCATAATTGGTTTAATGAAACTTATGCTGGTATTGATATTGGTAGAAGAGATTTCTTTGGTTTAACAGATCTTGACATGGTACGTTTTGATGATATGTTAAATCCGCCTAAACAACTTAAAGTAAAAAAGAAAAGAAAAAGTAAAAAAGACGTATTAGATATATGAAAGCAGTTATTCTTAACGATACCCACTTTGGGTATAAAGCAGATTCCCCAATAGTCTTGGAATACTTCATGTCCTTCTTTGAGGGACAGTTATTTCCATATATTAGAGACAACGACATCAAGACCATCTTTCACCTAGGTGATGTCTTTGATCGTAGAAAATATATTAATTTTAAGACTCTTCAACAGGTTCGTACAAGGTTCTTTGAACCACTACAAGAACTTGGCGTAAAGTGTATTGCCATATGTGGTAATCATGATACCTATTATAAGAATAACAACACCGTAAATTCTTTACAAGAAATTGCACAACAATATTCAAACTGGGAGATTCATTCAGAACCAACAGAGATTCAAACATCTGCTGGTTGTGTGGCGTTATTGCCTTGGATCAACCCAGAGAATGAGATTCAGTCAGCGGAGTTTATTACTAACACAACATGCTCTCTATTATTAGGACATTTAGAGTTGTGTGGTTTTCAGAGTATTCGTGGTATATTTATTGAGCATGGCTATGACCCAAAACATTTTGACAAATTTGAATATGTTCTTACTGGGCATTATCATATTAAATCTAGCCGGGATAATATACATTACCTGGGATCTCAGTACCAAATGGCTTTCTCGGACGTTTGGGAAGCCAAAGGGTTTCATGTATTTGATTTTGCAGCAAGAACGCTTGAATTTATTGAGAATCCAAAAAAGCTTTTCTATACGTTTGACTACGATGAAACCAACCCAGAAAAATTAGAATACTCAAAGTTTAAAGATACTTATGTTAAGATTTTTATTAAGAACCGAACTAAAGGTCCTGCCTTTGAAAAGTACTTGGACAAGTTCTATGAAGCAGGAGTAGCAGAGTTAGCCGTTACAGAAGATGTAACAGCAAACCCTGATATAGTGGCTGTTGACATTCATAAAGATACGCTACAGTTACTTCATGAAGAGATTGATACGGTTACAGAAAAATCAATTAATAAAAATGTGCTTGCTGATATTATAAACTCAGCATATAATGCCGCAATGTCAAAGGATGAAGATTGATAGATTTTCTAACAGTTCGTTTTAAAAACTTTGGTTCCTTTGGTAATAATTTTTCTGAGATCAAACTCGACAATTATAAAACCACTTTAGTCACAGGTACTAATGGAAACGGAAAGTCTTTTGCTTTATTAGACTCTCTGTGCTTTGGTTTGTTTGGCAAACCATTTAGACCAATTAATATTCCACAACTAGTTAATACAGTTAATGCTAAACATTGTGTTGTCGAAATTGAATTTAAGAAATCCAATTGTCATTTTCTAGTTCGTCGTGGTCTTGCACCCAAACTTTTTGAGATTTATAAAGATGGAGAAATGCTTGACCAAAATGCAAAGACTAAAGACTACCAAGAAATGTTTGAAGAAAATATTCTTGGTTTTGATTACGCAGCATTCAAGCAGGTAGTTATTCTTGGTAAATCTAACTTTGTTCCTTTCATGCAATTAACTCCTGCTGAAAGACGTAAGATCATTGAAGGTCTTCTCAATCTTGATATTCTTGCTGACATGAATCTGTATGTTAAGGGACAACTATCAAGTCTTAAAATGTCTCTTGGTGAACAAGAAAGTATGTTAAAGATTGTACATGAAAAGATTAAGTCTCAAAAAGAAGTATTAGAAACAATACAAACTACAGCGGTAGAAGAGATTAAGTCTATTGAAGCATCTATTCAAGATTATACAACTAAGATTTCAGATGATACTATACTTCAGGAAAAACATGAAAAGAATCTGAAAGATGTATCTGCTAAACTTACCAAGAAGTTGACAAGCCTGAGTGCTCTAAAAGATGTTCCTGCTATGTTAACCAAGGCAGAGGTATTAGAAACAACTTTGGTTGAAGAGATTATGTCTCTTAAGGAAACTGCCTTATGTAAGTGTTGTGGTCAGAATCTACCTAAGTTTCAAAAAGAAAAACATATTCAAGATAAAGAATCTAAGTTGGAAGATTGCCGTAAAGCAATTATTATTGCCAAAAAGAAAAATGCAGAACTTTTAGAACTTCAAACTGAAATAGAAGAACTAAAGACACTCAAACAAAAACATCAGTCCGATAATAATGATATCTCATATCAGATTATTAGTAATCAATCTTCTCTTAGTTTTATGAAAAAAGAAAAGAATAAAAAATTGGTTAATGAGAGTGAGACTACACTATTACAAAAAATTAAAGATGCAGAACTAGAGAAAAAAAATGCTACTAGTCAATTGGACGCACTGATTACAAAACAAATACATCATGATATTGTCTATGATATACTCAAAGATGGCGGTCTTAAAAGTCGCATTATTGCACACTATGTTCCCATCATCAATGGACTCGTTAACAAGTTCCTCGGAAAGCTTAATCTCTATGTTGACTTCACCATCGATGAAGAGTTCAAGGAAACAATTAAGTCACGATACCGAGATGCATTCTCATATTCCTCTTTCTCTGAGGGAGAGAAACAACGTATTGACTTGGCAATTCTATTGACTTGGCGTGAAGTTGCACGAATGAAAAATAGTCTTAACTGCAACCTATTAATCTTTGATGAGATTTTAGACTCATCTCTTGATGCTGCTGGTACTGAAGCCTTTATGAAAATTTTAAATAAGATGACCAACAAATGCTCTATCTATATCATTAGTCACAAGGCAGATCAATTGGTAGATAAATTTGATCAAAGTATGCAATTTGAAAAGAAAAATAACTTTTCAAAGATAAAGACAAATATCTAAATATTTTAAATGTTTAGAGGCGAGTTTAAATTTAAATCTGCAAATGGCTCATCCCTGACCTACAATATAGGTGATGTTGTTATAAATCAAGGAAGAGCATACATTTGCAAAACAACAACAATATCAAGTCCACTACAAGAACCAAATAGTTGGTCTCTCACTGGAATAACAGAAACTTTTAAAAGTTCTGTTCCTCCTATAAAACCATCAGAAAATCAATTGTGGATGGCTGATACAGGTATATTATATATTTGGTATAAAGATCCTACAGGATTTCAATGGATTCAGATTTGACTATTTCAATACAGGAGATATACTAGGGCTATGAACGAGGAAAGTTTTCAGAAGTTTAGTAACCGAGGCAAGAATAAGCCATCAGGTTTAGGCAAGAAGCAACAGAAGAGAAGTAAGCGTGGTGATCGCCACGAACAGAAGCAGCAACTTAACGATATCGTTTATCGTAAAGAACGTGATTAATTTTTAGAAAGATTTATATATGGAAACTGTGACAAAAATGCGTCTATCAAAAGACACCTATAACATTCTCAAGAATTTTGCATCAATCAATTCAAATATTCTTATTTCACCAGGAAACGTCCTAAAGACTATCTCTCCTGGTAAGAATATTTACGTTGAGGCTACTATATCAGAAGACTTTGATGTTGATGTTCCTATTTGGGATTTGAACAAGTTTTTGGGTATTGTAAGCATGTTCTCAAACCCCGATTTAGAGTTCTACGATACCCATGTAGTGATTTCTAATGGTAGGTCAAGTGTTACATACTATTACTCAGAACCAAGCCTCCTAACGGTTCCTACTAGAGAACTGAAGATGCCAAAGACCACCATCAAGTTTGATCTTGATGAAAAGGATCTAAATGAAATTTTGAAGGCAGCAAGTATTCTACAGGTAAGTGATCTTCGTATGATGGGTAAAGATGGTTCATTTCGTATTATGGTTGACGATTCTAGCCAAAGTACAACCAATAGTTTTGAAATCATTCTTGATGAAAATTATACTGGAAAAGATTTTGAAGGTACTTTGAATGTATCTGAGATTAAGTTTATTCCCGGTTCATACACTGTGGAATTAAGTGATACTATTATCTCTAAGTTTACTCATAAGAGTCTGGAACTTGCTTACTACATCGCTATCAAGCGGGGTTAATTGTGTCTGATATTAATAGTTTGCTCTGGGTTGAAAAATATCGACCCAAGTCATTATCTGATTGTATTCTTCCTATTGATCTTACCACTATTTTTAATGGTATGATCAAGGAAGGTACAATTCCTAATATGATGCTCTACGGCAAGGCGGGTACGGGAAAGACAACCGTAGCCCGTGCTCTTGCCAATGACATCGGTGCCGAAAGTATTATTATTAACTGTTCTGAAGAGAACGGTATTGATACACTACGCACGAAGATTCGTAATTATGCCTCAACGGTTTCCCTAAGTGGAAATCTCAAGGTTGTAATTTTAGATGAGTTTGATTATGCAAATGCACAATCAATTCAACCTGCTCTTCGTGGAGCCATTGAAGAATTTGCAAAAAACTGCAGATTCATCATGACTTGCAACTACAAGAATCGTATCATTGAGCCATTGCACTCTCGTTGCACCGGTATTGATTTTACAGTTCCCACTGCTGAGAAGGCTACTGTTGCATCTGCAATGATGAAGCGTGTGGAATATATTCTTGCACAAGAGAAGATTCCATATGAAAAGACAGTAATTGTCAATCTTGTCAAGAAGCATTTTCCTGATCTTCGCCGTATTATCAATGAACTACAGAGATATGCATCGGCAGGTAGTATTGATATCGGAGTTCTTGGTCAGGGTAGCAGTGAGTCCTACAAGGAACTTCTAGGATTTATGAAGAATAAGGATTTTGTATCATGCCGTAAGTGGGTGGTACAGAATCTAGATCTGAATACATCGGATTTTTATAAGCGTCTATATACGGAACTATATACATCTCTTAAAAACCCTTCTATACCACAGGCTATTCTTATTATTGCTGAGTATCAATATAAGTCTGCATTTGCAGCAGACCAAGAAATTAATACAATGGCATTGATTGTTCAACTTATGATGGACTGCGAGTTTAACTGATGCAACTAAAAGACTTTCTATCTAGCATAAACCATGACAAGAAGCCTCTACTTGATACAGATGAGGGTGCAGTCAAGGCATATACACCGTTTGTAGTCAATCGGTGTTTGTCTTATTTTGCAGATACCTTATTTCATGCTAACGAGATGAATTGTTCTCCTTGGTTAGACAACAAGAGTCAATTTGATTTTTATAGACTTGCTGTGCGTAAAAAGAAGCGGTTTTCTCCTTGGTTGCGTAAAGATACCGAAGAGAATGTAACTCTAATAAAGCAGGCATATGGTTACACAGAATCCAAGGCTAGGGAAGTACTAAATATACTGAGTACTGAGGATTTGCAAGAAATACGCAAAGCCCTTGATACTGGTGGTGTGAGGTAATTTAGTAAGGATTTGTTATGTCTGATCTATCTGATAAAACATTTAAAAATATTGGCATTCATATTAATCTTTTAGATGAAGAAGATTTCATGGTTATACGTGAAACTCTTTCTCGTATTGGTGTATCACCAAAAGGAAAAAATGTTCTTTATCAATCATGCCATTTAATTCATAAAGATGAAGTTTATATAATTGCCCACTTTAAAGAATTGTTTGCATTAGATGGTCTTCCTTCAAATGTATCTGAAGAAGATTTGAAAAGAAGAAATGCGATAGTAAAATTACTAGAAGAATGGGAACTACTAGAAATTATTGATAAAGATAAAGTGAAAGACAGTATGCCAATCAATGGTTTAAAAGTAATAAAACATACAGAAAAACAAAATTGGGAATTAGTTCCTAAATTTAATACCGGATCGTTACGTAAATTTTTTAATTCATAAGGATGACTATGTATAATTTGACACTATCTATGATTGTTAAGGACGAAGCACCAAATATCGAAAGATGTTTGGCTTCATGCGCACCATTTATTAATTATTATGTTATTTGTGATACAGGTTCAACAGATAACACAAAAGAAATAATTAAAAAGTTCTTTGATGAAAAGGGAATTCCTGGTGAAATTTTAGATCACGAATGGTCTGATTTCGGAACTAATCGATCAAAAGCATTAGAAGCGTGCATGGGAAAAACCAAGTGGGTTATGATGATTGATGCTGATGATTTTCTTGTTGGAGAATTACCAGTAGCATCTTTTGATGATGAATTGGATGGTTATGTTGTGCAGATCAAACGAGGCGAGTTTCAGTGGCTTCGTGCACAGGTTTTCAATGTTGCCAAAAAGAAGTGGTGGTACGAAGAACCATTGCATGAATATGCAATGTGCGAACAGCCCATGAATGTCAAAAAGCTTGAAGGTAATTACGGATGGGAAGTTCGTACTGAAGGTTGTCGTTCACGAGCCGTTGCCAATGACATCGAAAAGTATACTAAAGATTATCATATTCTTAAGTCATACCTTGAAAAAGATCCAAATCAACCTCGTAAACAATTTTATGCTGCTCAATCAGCATTTGATGCACGAATGTATGATGTTGCAGAAGTTGAATACATGGCACGAATCAAACTAGAATCTTGGCACGAAGAAGTATTCTTTTCTTGGATGCGAGTAGGTATGTGTCGTGAATTTCAAGGTAAGCCTGTTCATGAAATCGCAGATGCCTTTATGATGGCATTTGAGACTGCTCCTAATAGAGTAGAACCACTATACCACCTTTCTTGTATCTACCGCAAGTATAATAGACCAAGAAATGCATTCTTGGTGGCTTCATTGGGTCTCAGCATTCCTATTCCAGAAAATGATATTTTGTTTGTTGATAAGGCAAATTATGCATGGGGAATTTTTGATGAAATTGCCACAACTGCATATTACACTGGAAGACCAGAAATTGGTATTGCAACTTGTGAAAAATTGCTAAAGGAACCACACCTACCACAGGAACATAGAGAAAGAATTGCCAATAATTATAAAATTTATGGGCAAGGTATGCAAAAAATGCAAGAAGCTCTTGCAAATCAAAGCAAAGAGTGGGCAGAAAAAGTTGCTAAAGCAACTAATAAAACCACACTTGTAATGAATCCTACAGCAGCTACCGTTAAACTCTGATAATCTTCAAAGCTTCTAAATATAGGAGAATCTATAATAGCCTTTAATAGGGCTATTATTCTTTGGAGAATCCTATTAATGTCAGATAACTTTAATCCAGTTGTTGTAAAAGGTGATACTTTAACTTGGGTAATGAATCTTGCGAATGCAGCAGGAAACACCTTTAATTTGGGTGGAGCTACCTTATCGATGCAAGTTAGAAAAAGTTATCACCCAAGTGGTCTATTAGTGTCATATGTACTTGGAGTTCCTGTTGGATCTTCAGTTATTCCAGTTGATGGGGTAACTGGTGGGCTAGCAGCAAGTGCTACAGGTGGATTGGTTTATATTACTATTGGATCGCAATATACTAAAAGTTTTTCAGAATATACTCCCTCCTTCTATGATATGCAACTTCAATATCCAAATAATGGTGGTATAATAACTCTATTACGAGGAAAAATTGAAACTCTTCCTGATGTAACTGCAAATTCCTAATATGGCAAATCCAAGCAAAACAGTTCAAGTAACTATATATCCAACACCGTATGCTGTTGAAGGTGCTCCTGGAGTACCCGGATCAACTGGACCTGCTGGTCCACAAGGTAATACAGGTCAAGGTTTCTTTTTATTAAATTTTACAGGTTCTATTACCGTAAATTATGGTACTAGCAGTACAGTAACTGTTAATCTAGCAGCAAATGCTAATGCAATATCTGTTGGGCATACAATAAAAGTAAGTTTTTCAGATATTGGAAATTATATTTACGGAACAGTTACGGCATATTCTGGTAATCAAATAACATTTATTCAAGTTAGCGGTACGGCTGTTAATGGTAATACGTCTAATGTTGGTACAATTATTTACGATACTATTCCTGCAGATGATGGTATTGCTACACAGATGGCTCTCACTACAACCAATACTGAAGATGTACAATATCTTGTATTTGCTGGTGGATGTGGTAACCAAGCATTAAAAATTGATGGAGGACTCTCTCCTCTTAGATATACTCCTAACCCATCACAATTATCTCTTAATTCAGTATTAGTAGGTAGTGGAAGTTTTGAAGTAGAACTAAGCGGAGCGGAGTTGTCTGCAACTAGTTTCTTTTACTTTAGAGCACAAGATGGAATATTCTTTCAAGATCGTAGTCTTGTTCAATTGGGTGATGTAGAATCTAATAATTATGGAACGGTTTTAGAAGTATTGGGATCAACTAGTTCTAATATGGTTAAGATCCGAAACCAAAATCCACTTTCTCCTGATACCAATCTTGTGATTAATAGAAATAGTGTTTTAGCTAGAACCCATGCGATAGAAGTTAATAAAAGTGATGGAAAAATTCTAAAGCTTATTTACAACGATGTTACTGATGGTGCTCTTACAAATGCTACGTTAGATCTTTCATCAGCTGGAAATATGATTCTAACACCAAGTGGTGGTTTAGTATATATTAATGGTAATATTGGTATTAGTGGAAGTTATCAAGGAACTGTTGTACGTAGTATCAATGGTATTACTGGATCTATAGATTTTATTGGCGGTGAAAATGTCACACTAGGTATTAGTGGAAATAGTGTAATTATTACTTCTACGGGTGGTATTACTAGTGGGGTATCATCACTTAATGGTCTTACTGGTGATCTTACTTTAGTTGCCGGTTCCAATGTTGGTATAACTTTATCTGGTAAAAATATTACAATATCTTCTATTGGTGGAGTTGGTTCAACTGGTCCTACAGGTCCTGCTGGTCCTCAAGGTAATACTGGTGCTACTGGACAACAAGGTAATACTGGTGCTACTGGTGCAGGTTCTACTGCTCCTGGTCCTACTGGATCACAAGGAAATACCGGTGCTACTGGACCACAAGGAAATACTGGTGCTACGGGTGCAGGTTCAACGGCTCCTGGTCCTCAAGGAAATACCGGTGCTACAGGACCACAAGGAAATACAGGTGCAACTGGATTACAAGGACCTACAGGAAATACTGGAGATGTATATAGAACAACTTCTATTACCTCAATTACATTAGGATCCTTAACGGCTGGAAGTGGAGTAACGTTAACAGTTCCTTCTGGTTTAGCTTATAGTAAAGTTCAAAGTTTATTAATAGCAGCTACAGTTACTCAATATTTTAATGCCACCATGGTAAACTATTCTGGTGTTACATTAAGTTTAACAGTTACTGGTGTTTCTGGTGCAGGAAATTTTAGTAATTGGGATATCAATCTTGCAGGAGCAATTGGGCAAGCTGGTCCTCAAGGATTGCAAGGTTCTACTGGTTCTCCTGGTACCACTGGTAATACAGGAGCCACTGGTAATGTAACTCTATCTGGTCTTTGCTTTACACAATCTGGTAGTGGCGCAGTAGCTCGTACAATAGATAGTAAATTGAAAGATGTATTTTCTGTTAAGGACTTTGGTGCAATTGGTGACGGTGTTACAGACGATAGAGCTGCTATTCAAACAGCATTAGGTGCTATCTTTGGATTTACCGGTATTTCTTCTGGAACAATATATTTTCCATATGGAACATATAAAATAAATGCAGCACTTGGTTTTGAACCTGTTAGTAAAGATATTAAACTTTTAGGAGATAATGCCACTATAAAATATGGTGGTGCTACTGGTGCTGGGATGTTGACATTAAATGGAGATACCAATTATATTCATCTAGAAAATATAATTTTTGATGCAAATAATACAAATTCTAGAATTTTTCAATCTTATTCTGCTTCTCAATCAACCGCACGAATTTTTATTAATAATTGTCAGTTTCTTAATACTTTTGCACCTGATTCTACCTTAACTGCAAGTCTTGGATGTTATATTGAGGGTGGATTTAAAAGTGTTACAGTAACAAATTCATTATTTAAAAATATACTAAGATCTTCACTTGGAATAACTGGTGGTGGTTGTCAAGCCTTTGTTGTGACAAACCGAGGTTTAGAAATCACATACGCAGAATGGGTTAATGTAACAAATAATGTATTTGAAAATATTTTAACAGGAACTTCTGGTGGAAATGTTGATAGAAACTCTGATGCAGATGGAGTAGTATTATTTGGTGGACGAACTTATGGTGCAAATACTATTCCAGCAAGTAGTATTGTAGCAAATAATAAATTTACAAATTGCCAAGGTCGTTCAATAAAAATTCAAGGAGATGAATCTACAATAACTGGCAATCAAATTTATTGCAATGTTAGATCTATTGCTAGAGGTTCACCCCATATAAATCCTCAAATTGCTGTTGGAAATGTTAGCAATAATACATTCCACTTTGATGTTACTACTGATGGAAAAAGTCCATTTACAGATGATGGTTTGCCAATAGCAGCTACAAGAAATGTTCCTTATGACAGCTCTAGTGCAATAGCATTCTATACTGATATTAGTATGGGTAGACCAAAATACTATACAGTTAGAGATAATATTATTATTAATAATGTTCCTGCAAATATTGGAGTATATAGAGGAGGTGTTATATCTGTAGCCGAGAATGATGGCACTCAATCTTCCGGACTTGCAGGTGCATCAGCAACTCAACCACTCTTTATAACTGCAGACGGAAATTCAATTATAGGAAAAGGTGAATCTCAAAGATTAGCACAAATTGGTACAAGATCATCAAATACCGATGGTGCTGTTAGTTCTACTCCATCACAGACTGCTGTTTATACAACAATAACAAATAATTATGTTGCCAAGATATCACCTTATACAGGTATAACAAATGGGACTGAGGGTGGAAGTACTGGATGTACTGGTGGATCGTTATTAAGTAGTCATGCATATGGTTCTGGTACTGCTTATAATAAATTATTCCTTAGTAATAATTCTCATGGATCTTCTTATTATGTTCCATTAATTAATAGATTATCACAAAGTGATTATCAAAGATATGAATTGGATTTAGTTTCTGTAAACAATAGAAGAGTTAATGATGGCTTTCATGGTATTACTGGAGAATTAAACCAATTTGGTACTATTGGAGTATGTGCTGCCAATTTAACTACTGCCAATCTTACTGCAACAAAAATAACTGTAGGATCTGGTGGCATATCTGGTATTAATATTGTTAATACTGTTACAGGTATAACAGGTAATGTTGGGTTTACTGGTTCTGCTGGATTATCAATTACTAGCACAGGAAATACTCTCACATTTACAAATAGCGGTGTATTGAGTATCAATACTGATACTGGTGCAATTACAAATGTTGCTAAATTAAATGTTGTTCAGAATTTTACTGAAGTTCAGAATTTTACCAAAAGCTTTACGGTTATACCAACCGGTCCTGCTAGTTTTGGTGGTTTGACAGCAGATTTTAATAAAAATACAATTTACCAACCAACATTGCAGTGGTATAATGAACCATATGCAGCAGTATCGATTGATAGTGGTACACTTACTTTAGATCTTTCCAAAGCTCAAGTCTTTACTGTGGCATTAACTTCTAGTATTACAAATTTTGTAGTAACAAATGTTCCAACAGAAGTGGCTAATCGTACTATTGGGTTTACTTTAATATTGCAGATGAATACTCCAACATCTACAGTTACATGGGGATCCAAAGTACGATGGGCTGGTGGAGTGGCTCCAACATTAACTTCAGGATCTGCTGGAGTACAAAAAGTTGATGTATTCTCCTTTGTAACGGTAGATAATGGAGTTTCTTTTCTAGGCTTTATCGGTGGACAAAATTATGCTTCAGTATAAAATTAAATAACATGCACTTGATATAAATATATTACCACATGGAAGACATCATTAATGTAATAGTTTACGGAACTCCTTATGGAGTTCCTGGAACCACCGGACCACAAGGACCCGTTGGACCTGGTAGTACTTTAATGGGTCCTACAGGACCTCCAGGACCTACAGGTCCTCAGGGAGTTCAAGGTAATATTGGTGCAAAAGGTAATCCCGGTGAACAAGGTGATCCCGGAGCACAGGGTGCTCAAGGAAATACGGGTGCTACTGGTCCTCAAGGAAATACGGGTGCTACTGGTGCCAATGGTGCTACTGGAAATACTGGTGCTACTGGTCTGGCTGGGGATATTTATAGTACCACAAGCAAAGTAGGTATAACCCTATCAGGTATTTGTTCTGGTTCTGGTGTCACGTTAACCATACCAACTGGATTAGCCTATACTAAAGTTCAAACTGTTTTAGTTGCAGCCGGTTTATCTCAATATTTTATTGCAACAGTTAATGGTTATACTGGTATAAACTTATCTCTTACCGTTAATTCTGTTACAGGTACAGGATATTTTAATGACTGGAATGTAAATCTTAATGGTGCTGTTGGACAAAAGGGTGATAAAGGTGATCCTGGTATACAAGGTCCTACTGGATCAGCAGGAAATACTGGTGCTACTGGTGCCCCTGGTAATACTGGTGCCGATGGTATAAGTGGTCCTTATGTTATTACTTTCAACGGACTAACAGGTGCAGTAACAGGTGTAACATTAGGTGGTGCTGAATTCACAGGACTTGTATCCTCTACGGTTGGCTTCTCTGGTCTCGGAACAAATCTCACAGGTAATGCAAGTGGATTAACGTCGGGAAGCACGTCTAGAATTCAAATTACTGAAGCAGGAACTGGAAGTTTCTGTTTGGCTCTTGCGACTGGAACTGGTAACACAGGAATTTATGTTGATACTTCTGTACCAAGATGGGTTTATACCCCTAGTGTAGGGTCAATGGTTACAACAACAGGAAGTTTAACAGCACTAACTATCAATTCTACTGGTACTATTTACACAGATAATATTAGTAATTATATTGGTGGTAATCCGATAAACATTGTGACTGAGGGTTTAAACATTAATAGTGATGGTGCAATTGTATTAAGTACCCCTTCTGCAAATAATATATCTCTTACTACTGGTGCTCTTATAGTACTTGATAGCACCAGTAGTGTACAAATAGGCGATCAAACTGGATCTTATCTTGAAGTGTCCACAAGCGATGTAAATTTTAATAGCCTGTTAATCAATGGTGCCAGTGCAAATCTTAGTGGAACTCTTACAGGTGTTACTGCAAACTTCACAGGACTTAATACGTTTAATGCAGGTATTTCTGCAAGTCGTGGTGTTACTTTATCAGGAACACTGAAAGGTATTACAGCATCTTTTACAGGTCTTGTGAGTGCAAGTAGAGGTATTTCTGCATCTGGTGCATCATTCTCCGGAAATATAAGTGCACCTAATATTATTAATTTTATTAATGGTCTCACAGGTGCAGTAACTTTAGCTGCTGGAAATAATATGGGAATTACTTTATCGGGTAATTCTATAATCTTCTCATCTACTGGAGCATGTGGCTCATGTGGTCCAATTATTCTTGATGATACTGTTTATATTACGGGTGTGTGTAATGCAAGTGGAATTTTTATCAATACAACTAATGATGCATTAACTCTTTATGGTAGTAACGTTACAAAAGTTGGATCTGGTGTAAGTAAAACAGTACCCGGAATAGAGATAACAAATCAAACTAATTCTATCAATGTGTATGCTTCTAATATATCTTTTGATGGATCTGTAAATGATATTGAAGGAAATCTTGTCAACAGATTTAATGGTCTTACCGGTAATGTAGTAGGTGTTGGATCAGTTAACTCAGGAGCTGGAATTTTCTTAACAGGTTCTACTGGCAATGTAACTATTACTAATACTGGTGTTCGTCAAATAATTGGAACATCATCACAAATTAATGTAAGTCCAGTTGGAGGAACAGGAAATTTAACATTAAGTTTATCATCTAATCTTACTGATATTAATAGCATTACATCAACAGATACTACTAAAAGTATAGGTTTATCACACGTTGGTAGTTTTGTTACCTCAAATGTTAATTTAAAAGATGCTGTCTTAAGTATTGGTGGTGCTAGTCAAGGTGTTAGTACAATTGCATATGGAACTCTCACAGTTACTGGTGGTAATAATCTTAATGTAAGTGGAACTTATCTTGGTACTGTTGTAAGAAGTTTTAATGGAAAAACTGGAGCACTTCAAGGTGTATGCACGGCTGTTGCTGGAACCGCTATTTCAGTATCAGGTGCAACAGGTAATGTTACTATTACAAATCAAGGTGTTCATGGTTTATTTACAACTGGTTTTGGTGGACTGACAGGGGATGTTACTTTACTTGCCGGATCAAATATTACCATCGGTACTTGTGCTACATCGAACAGTATTACAATTAGTGGTAGTAGTAGTGGAAGTAGTGGTGTTACAGATGGTTCTGCAATAATTTCTAGATTATATCCAAATCTTCCAGCAAACGGATTGTGTGCTGGTGATATAATTTCATACAATGGATCTGATAGATGGATTCCAACACCACGCACATTCTTGTCTACACCTAGTATATGGCAGACAAGAAAAACATCCTCTAATGGATACCCGTCTTCAAGTGTTGTTATACCTGGAAACGGTACATTACAGATTCAAGGTGCAACTGCAGTTGTTGGGGAATTAATTCAATTAAGTTTAAGTGGTGATGATGTTGGAGGTACTACTCTAGGTGTAGGTACTTGGTGGTTAAATTATTCTCTATATGGAAGTCTAGCCTCTATAGATCCTGGTCTGTTTAAAGGATCCTATAGTGGCTTGACTATATTAAATTCACCGGCATTTTATAGTGCAATAAGTTTAGGCGGTGTAGATCGTGATGTTGCTGGTTTCGCAATGTTAATACGTGGAACTACATATAATGCCTATGATGGTCGTGGTGGTCCATTTGGTAGTACATTATGCAGTACAGATCCAAATCAAATGCCTCTAGGAGATGGTAGTGTATGTGATGGTGAAGGTGTAGATTTATATCCAATTACTTGTAGTATACGCACTGGTGGAGGATTTACATATAATGGTGTTTACTTTGAGTGTATTCCAGTCTAATGAAATCGGACCCTAAATAATATAAATGTTCTTCGGAAAGAACAAAACATCTTTAAAACTGGCAAAACAGCACTCAGAACTGCTGCAAGGCTGTGAATACCACATTGTCGAATATCTGACAAATCCAAAAGTTATAAGAGTTGGGTCTGGTATATCACAATTATATCTAAGAAATTCTGATGGTGAAGAATATTTAATCGAAGGTAATTCTTCTAAAATTAAAGAATTATTCATTCCAGTACAAACCTTTGAAGGACTTCAAGGAACTTCTTTCAAAGTTAAAAGACCTATTGGTTCTTTATTACAGAATCAAGTACTGAAAGAAATTTCTTCTTGTCCGTATGATGAAAAAATGCAACTTGGTCACGGTATCAGTGAGCATTATTTCATTCAAAAAGATACAAACAAAGTTATTAAATTTTATGGTAACTCTCATCAGATTAAAAATTTGTTTGAAGAAGTTGTTATACCTGTAAAATTACCAGCAGTAAAGCCAGTTGCACCAAAGACCAAGATTGAAATTATAGAACGAACTATAGTTAAAGAAACAACACCAGTTATGGGTGTTCAAGGTTTTAAGGGTGATGAAGGTCTTCAAGGTAAGCAAGGAATTCAAGGTCTTCGTGGAGATCGTGGTATTCAAGGAGAGGTTGGTCCACAAGGTGAAATCGGTCCTCAAGGAGAAGTTGGTCCACAAGGTTCAAAAGGTGATAACGGAGATATCGGTGCACGAGGAGCACAAGGGCTACAAGGTAAGCAAGGAATTCAAGGAGACAAGGGTGATAAAGGCGATCAAGGCAATCAAGGATTGGTTGGTCCACAAGGTATTCCGGGCGCACAAGGTGACCAAGGTAGAGTTGGTCCTGAAGGTCCGATTGGACCTCAAGGCTCCATTGGTCTGCAAGGTCCGCGTGGTGAAAAAGGAGAAAAAGGTGATAGAGGACCTGTGGGCGTTCCGGGTTCTAATGGTGCAAAGGGCGAACGAGGCAACGATGGACTCGTAGGTCCTCAAGGTCCTGCTGGAGAATCTCCAGTACTGGAAGCAGAATTTCCTCTTGTATTAGATAATGGAGTATTGTCATTTCATTCAGAACACGTTACAAATGTTCTGAATACATTTAAAAATGATGATATTCAAAAGGCAATAGATCGTATTGGTGCAATGACAACACCTGCTGGTGGCGGTGGTGTTGATATAAGTTTGAATGGTGATAAAATTATTCGTAATCCCAATACGATTAATTTTATTGGTGACAATATTACAATCACCAGAAGAAGAAAAAATGTAGATATTAGTATTGTTGGTGGTTCTGGAGGAGGCGGTGGTGGTGGGGGAAGTACATACTACTATCAATTGTCAGAACCAACAGATCCTGGTATTACAATGGGATACCGTTGGATGGCTTCCGATACTGGTATTGAATATGTTTATATTGATGATGGCAATAGTTCGCAGTGGATTCAGCCAACTACTAATGGTTCTCAAGGTCCTCAAGGTGTAACTGGTCCAACTGGACCACAAGGTCCTCAAGGAAACACTGGGGCAACTGGTGCTGCTTCTACTGTTCAAGGTCCAACTGGTTCTCAGGGAAACACAGGTCCAACAGGTCCTCAAGGAAACACTGGTGCTACTGGTGCTGATTCAGTTGTTCCTGGTCCTCAAGGAAATACTGGTGGCACTGGTCCTCAAGGTATTCAAGGAGTAATTGGTAACACTGGTGGTACTGGTCCTCAAGGTATTCA